TTGCTTACCGACACAAAATTAAGAAAAGCTCTTGGCAAAAAGAGAGACCAGATCGAGGTCATATCGGACGCCCATGGTCTGAATGTCCGGTTGTCTACTTCCGGCAGTATAACATTCTTTTACCGCTACAGATGGAACGGGAAAGCCGCTCAGCTAACGATTGGCGATTATCCCACCACCTCCTTATCTCAAGCTCGCGAACGTAGACAGCAGTTCAGGGCCTGGTTGACAGAAGGACTCGATCCGAGACGGCAAACAGTTCTGGAGAAACAGAAAAAAGTCGAAGCGCTCACCGTTAAAGAGGCTTTCGATTACTGGGAAAAGTATTACTGCATCCCCGAAGGTCTTGTGAAAATCAAGGTTAACCGACGGGACTTCAATAACCATATAGCGCCTGTGCTGGGGAACATGATTGTTGATCAGACCACTAAAGCGCACTGGCTTAACCTTTTTGATGGCATGGGGCGAAGAGTTGTCACTGGTCAGATGCTTGGGCTGATGCAGCGTACGTTCCGTTTTTGCTCCAATCGAGGGGTAATTAATGTGAACCCAATTGAGAGCCTTAGGCGCTCTGACGTAGGTCTCACAGCATCCGTCAAAGATCGCAGATTGAGTGATGAGGAAATCAAAACAGTTTGGAATATCCTTCCTGAATTGAAGTACAGACAACAGCTGATAATGAAGTTTCTCATCATGACTGGCTGCAGGAGTACAGAGATCAGGACAGCAAGATGGGAGTGGTTCGATTTCCATGAGCAAACGTGGACCATTCCGGCAAGTGATTATAAAACCGGGAAATCGGTCAGAAGGGCACTTCCCGAGGCAGTAGTAAGAATGATGTTAGCAGAGAAGGAAACGTCAGTTTCAAAACACGTTGTGACACTGTCACGCTACAGGGGGCCAGAAGATGACAGACCGCCACTACAACCAAACGTCGCTCTGTTTTCTGCTCAGATTATAGCTAAAACAGGCATGAAACCCTGGTCTCTCCATGACCTCAGGCGAACAGTGGCGACACGCCTTTCTGAATTAGGTGCGCCGCCACATGTTGTGGAAAAACTGCTTGGCCATCATATGGCAGGTGTCATGGCACGTTATAACCTGCATGATTATCTGGATGATCAGCGTCACTGGCTTGCTGTTTGGCAGGATCACCTTGAGAAGCTGGTTGGTCAGCCTCTGGTTTAATCCCCACGTTATCTTCCCAGGCCAACAAGTCTGAAAGTCTCCACCTTTTAGGGCTGCCATTTATTTTAGGCTGCGGGAATGGCTGAGCAAAGTAAGAGGGCATCCGGGATGGGGTGCTCCAGAAATAGAGTGTGCTGCGCGATATTTTGTATCTGGACAGAACGTCATCGGTTATCAAAATTTCATCTGATTTATGAGATGTATTAGTCATAGAAACCCCTTAGTTACATTGTCCAGGCAGATGGTGTAGCCGGCGCGCGCAGCTCATGGCTGTGGCCACATAGCTACTTTTTCTGTTAACAACTTCTACAGTGATCTTTGAGCCTTGAACCACCACCGTATAAGTTCTTTTCGTTTTCTGTCGCCCGTAGGCTCCATAAAGCTCAACGTGTTTTGCCAGTGCCGCATCGCACGCCTGGCGGCCCAGCGGTGATTGTTTGCTTCGGTTAATCAGTCGCATATTCACCTCACACAAAGACATCAACCGGATCGCCAGCTGCGCGCGCGTTGTCGTTCGCTTCACGGCGGAGGCCGAGAACATAGCCAACGGGATCCCAACTGGACAGAATTGCATTGAGCTCTTTATGGCTGTGCCAGGTTGTCAGGCGTTTTTTAAGCTCGCTGGCGCAGGCGCGCACGTTCGCCCGGGTGGGGCCGGCCATCTTCATGCATAAGCACAAAGTCAGAAGCAGATCCGAATATTCGTCGGCGGCTGCACGCAATGCTGCCGGGTCGATGCTGGCTTCCAGCTCAGGTAATCGATGTTTAAGACTCATGCTGTCAGCTCCTCAATTCGTTTGAACTTAATAACCCAAACCCATGGATTCGAATTCCATGATTCGTCGCCGTAGATTGATTTCCAAAGGGTTACGAATGAGCCGCGGGCGCTCAGTTGATGTTGAGTCCAGCTTGGCTGATAGTGCTTCCAGAAGCCCCCTCGTAGCTTCGCCACACCTTCTGCCTGAGCATCATGCTCGTTGATAGCGTTTAGCCGCTCAACCCGCACGTCGGTGATTTCCAGCAGAATGCGGCTGGCCCAGCGTGGCATGTGCAGCGAAGGAGTCCATTTCTCAGGCGTTGCCGGCTTATTGCAGACAGCTACGGGTACACGGTGGGTTTGCTCAGTCCATGAATTTCGCTCGCTGGCTTTGTATACCAGGGTGGCGACGTCTGTAGCCCGGCTATGCACCCGAAAGGCCTCCCGCACCCAGATGCGATCGCCTGGTATTCCGTATGGGCAGCATTCCCTGATCAGTTCAGGTACATCTTCCGGGTAGCAGCCGATAAACTTCTTCTCGATCTGAATGAATTTTGAAATTTGGTCTCTTCCGACCGTGCAGTCCTTTATAATCCTGCGCGTCTGCGTCTTTCGGCCATCCAACAATGCCCGCACCATCTCCCCGTTAAAAATCATCCCGCGTTCAGTAATTTTCGTCATATCGTTACCGGGAGGGCGAACCCTCCCGCCTCCCTTAGCCCACGTATTCCGGTTTCATGTCGTCCAGGGTGATGCGGAACTGCTCATACAGTTCATCACCGAGGTGGCGGCGCGATGAGGTCAGGGTGCTTTCTGCCTTCGCGAATAACGCTTCGGCTTCCGGATCCCCCGGGTTAGGAAGTGAATTTATGGCGGCCTCAACTTTGTTCTTCGCATCAACAAGGTAGTAGCGTTTCACTGCCTTACTCTTCAGTTCGGTATACAAAGCAGTACCCAGCAGAGCTTTCTGTGATTCGATGTCTACACGAATTGCTTTGGCCTGATTCACTGAGTCAGCTGTATCAATCCGGTCTCGGAGTTCGTCAGCAACAGAGTCAACGTTAGATGCAGGCTCTTGCGTGCTGGTGGAATCGCCAACGGAGTGTGTTATCTCATTCAGAGTGACTTTTTCTGCCTGCGCCGGGTTGATAACCCTTTCTTCGCGTTCGTCAATTTCATCGGCGGTATAGACCCCGAGGATCACATCCGGGCAGTACAGTCGCGCCCAACGTTTAACGGCGAGATAGGCCAGTTGCTGACGGGGATCGCTCGCCCACAGTGTAGAGTTGCGGACTTGTGCCTGCGAAAGCATCAGCACAAGCTCGCGAGGCTCTGATTCTCCTTTGAGCGTTGCCCAGGCGCGGACGCCCACGCCAGCTTCATCTTGCAAATCCCAGCCCGGCGCGATGTAGTCGTTACCTTTGCCGCTGGTTTTTTTAATGAAGCGGCCAACGATATTTTCCCATGCACCAAACCATTCAAAATGGATCCGGTCTTTGGTTGGAGCCATGGTGTTAATTACCGCATTCACCAGTTGTGCCTCATAGCCAAGCACACCTGAGTTACCCACGATGAAGGTTTTCTGTGCCACTGCAAACGGATCCATACCCCAACGCGCTGCCTGCATCACTACAGCCATGCACGCATCTGGTTTCCCGCGATAATGCTCAGGCACGAAGTTTCCACTATTGGCCATTACTTCCGAGAGCGTGCGCAGGCGGTTGAACAATTCACCGTTCGTCAGGATAGAAACGTTGTCGATCTTCTGGGTCTGGTTTTCAGTAGTTGCGACTAAATTGGACATTGTTATTCCCCCTTATGCCTGTACGCGCAGCGCTTCGAGACGGCGCATATCAAAATCGTTAAGTTCTTCGGTGTAGTCTTCGGTAATCGGCGCCGGCCATTCGCCAGTGTCGAAACCGTTCGCGATGGCACGCATTGCTTTGCGATATTCCAGCATGCCGAGTTCCAGCAGTTCTTCGGATGCCTCGATGATGGCGATCCAGTGGTAGTTCTCGTCTTTGTTGACGAATATCCAGAAGAACTGGTCAAGGGCTGCGGTTTCGCAGTACATAGCCGCGCTCAGGTGGTAATCGCGCTCGATGATTTCCCGGTGCAGCTTCGCGCGAAGGCCTTCCTGCTTGATGTTCCACATGCTGATGGTTTTCAGGTCCGCACCGATGCGCAGGCCGCCCATGTCTATCTCAAGGTCAGGACGCACACGAACTTCCAGCCCGGTTTCCTCATCAATGCCGAAATAACTCACCTCGACGGCACGGCTCGGGTGCGTCAACAACTTGCCGGCGGTAGGGTGATTCATCAGTGCTTTCTGAATGGCCAGTGCCGTAGCCAGCTGCTGGCGGGTAACCAGCACTTTTCCTTCAGGGTTCTCGCGCCATGCATCCAGCAGTTCATCGGCAAATACGGCATCCGGCTTAACCGATTTCACGGCCTGAATCAGATCCGCCTTAGTACCTGATACTTTCAGCGGCTGCGCCTTCTGCGCTTCCTGAGCAACCATGTCAGGGTTAATGATTGCCAGCTGTTCCAGTAAGGCATCGCGGCTGCCGCTGGTTTTAACAGTCGCTGGCAGGGTGGCGTTGTATTCTTTGATGCAGGCCTTCATTGCTGACGCGGTAAAGTTTTTATCGTCACCAACGATTCGCTTGAACTCGTCAGGTAATTCCAGATACGCAATGCCAATTGCATCTTTGTCGCCGCCCAGAGGTACAGGAGCGGGCAGGGTGGCGTTGTGCGCCTCCAACTGCGCCTTGATGTCGTCAGCACTCAACAGCGGCGGAAGCCCATTGTTGTATTCGTCGATAAACGCGCGGATCGTCGCCGTCGTGGTGAAGGCGCCTTCCGGGATTTCCGGCTCGATACTGAATTCTTTTTCCAGCTGATCAGGCTGCAGCGCCAGTGCATGCACCAGATTGCCCATATCCAGAACAGGAGAGCGCACCTTCTGGATGGTTTTGGATACGTGGCGCGCCTCGAAATACATCAGCGATACCCGGGCATCTTTAACCATCGTGGAGCTGATGCCGTTAGCGGCGTGGTAGACCTCATTTGGCACGCCTTCATATCGACCAGGCTCGAAATACTCCGGCCATGCTGGCGCTGCTTGTTCAGCCTCTTCCTCTTCATCGTTATGAGCACTCTCTGAAACCTGGCTTTTCAGCACTTCGGCGGTAAGATCCGGGCAGCGTTCAGCCAGTATTTTGCTCATGTTCACGGCAATTGTTTGCGCAGGAGGCTCATCAGCGCCTTCGCCTGCTGATACCGCATTATCATTTTCGTCTTCGACCGGCTGAGCCGTTTCCATCTGCACATCGCTGGTGGTTCCCCCGGAATTAACTGGATGTAATTTTTCTTCTGCAGCGCGCTGGCGCGCCTGGTCCACGATAGAAAGTGCTGGTGCTGGCTGGCTATCCATCAGACCATCAATCGAAAAAACACCATTGCCCATGTTTGAAACTTCAGGCTGTTTGGGTTTGGTCAGGTCTTCGGTTATCCACTTCGGATCCGTGGGGTCACTGATACCTTCGACATATTCGCCGCGTTCGGCGGCCAGAACCTGATTAGCGTCAGGGCGTTTCTTTTGCGCTTCTTTCACCAGTTCGGTGCCAATTACCTGAAAATCAGTTGGGAGAGTTTCCAGGTCCGGCACACCTTCATCTCCATCGATTGCCTTTTTCACAGCGTCCAGAGTGACGGCGGCAGATGAAAAATGACCAGCTTTCTCAAGCGTCTCAGCAGAAGGGGCGTCATGCTTATGCTCGGTCAGGTTCGCATTGATATAGGTCTGCAGACTTACCGGGAAATGGTGAATATCGCTGGTGGCGCCACGGATAAGGGCAAAAATCGCCGCACGTGAATAATCCAGGATGCCAGGGGTTTTGCGCAGGGCAGCCGACCATTCCTTGAACGGACTTTCTTTCTTCTGGACGATCTCTTTGGCCCGGCGGTGAATAGATGCAGGGAAATTGTAGATATCGAAATCCATCGGCATTGTGGCCAGGGCTATTTCAACATCGAGCGTATCGAGGGTATGGGTGTAGTCAGGATTACGATCGGTTTTATTGCCGCCGCCAGCATTCGTACCTGCATCAGTTTTCATAACTGAAGAAATGCAGTTACCGGCAGCCCATTCCCTGGTGAGAATGCCGCGGTCGATCGCGTTAGTGGCAAACCACAGCTTTGCAAACTGGATACGCTTGCCGAGCTCATGCCGCTTCCCTTCCGGGAAGACTTTTTTATTGGCACTGGTGAATTTCCAGAGCGCCGGCATATCGTATTTTTTGATTTCAGGGATATTTTCGGCGGCCAGAATCAGATCCTGGACGGCTGCGTTATCAGTGTCCATTTCAAGAGCTGACAGCTCCTGCCTGTGAGGCATGCTGATATGATAAACGTGACGTTCTTCAGCCATGTACTGCGCCAGCAACTGAGCGCGAAAGGGGAGTTCTGCCACGTTAAAAAGCGCGCTGGAATCGTCCTGGTATTCATCACTACCGAAAGTTTCCATGGTCTCACCTTGTGCCGCGTCGCCAGTAGTATTGGCTTCAACAAACTCGCCACTAACGGGCTCAGCGGATACCCCGGCATCATCGCCGTGATGAACATCAGCAGGCGCCTGTCCTGGCTTCAAAGTCCAGGTTCGGCCATCATCGCCGAGCTGGTAGCGTTCGCACCATGAGTAATCGAGAACACCCTCCGCCGGCAGGTCGTTGAATACCGGGAAATCGGTGCGAATTGGTTTTTGATAGTCTTTGCCGCGGCCTGTTTCGATCCCTGCGTCTTCCAGATCGACGTCCAGCTGCAGAAGGGCGCGAGCTTCTGATTTATTAGTGCGCCAGATTACGGCATCAGCTTTACCCGATTTTTGAGTCGCTTTTATCAGATAAAAATATTCCATGTGATAGCCTCTATTTTGGATGTAGAATCCCCCGGGCCATTGGTAGCGCCCATTCAGGGTGGTCATTGGTTTTGGTCATTTCCGGTGTAACTTTGGTCGGTGGCACCGGACGTACAGCCCGCTTCGGCGGGTTTACGTTAGCCCTCGTGCGCCATCTGGTCGTGAGAGGCGCAACGTTCAGAGCAGTACTCTTTTTCTTTCCGTGCGAGCTGGTTCCCCTGGAGGTACAACAGGGTGCTTACCACTGGTTTTCCCTCGATTGCTTTACGGCAGTAACCGCATTTCTTCTGCATCCTTCCCCCTACATTTGCACCGTGAACCCTGCCGGATGCTCGTCCAGTACACCTTTCAGCGGATAACATTCAGCTTTCACGTGTTGCTCTTCTGCAGCTGCCTTGCAGTCATTCTCAGTGTCGTAAACGCCGAGCAGGACATCCTGATTACCGCCCGTCAGCATGCTGACGGTGAGAACCAGGGCAAACATCGTGCTCATGAAGGGGCTCCTTTTTGCGCGAGCATGTAGCACACCCGGCGGATGAAAGCTGACAGCGAACTTAAACGAACAGCCTGCTGACGAGCGGGTTTGCGTGCGAAATCATTCATAGAAATATCTCCCTTAGTACGCTGAAAAGCGCGATCCAGATGAAGAGCCCAATTACTGCCGAAATGACCATGGCTCTGATGCCTTGTTTACTCATTTCAACCTCTGCCTTGTCGCCGGCCAGCGGAACGTTACTACCTACTGCGCATTGATATTTCCACCTCATCCCGGCATTCGTATGCTCCGGGCAGCTACTTCGTGGGCGTCCTGCCTTGGTGGGGTGCTGCTGGGAATAAGTAAAACATTGCTTTACTATTAAGTCAAGTTAAGATGAATTGATTTGTAAAGCATTGCTGTATCTGGCTATGGGGTACATGGCTTTAGTCGAGGTTTTCGTATGTGTTATGCTCACAAAATAACCAATGAGGGGTGATGGCATGGGTATGAGGATGAGTTTTTTCGTGGAGATGCTGACCTGCTCCCCGTTGATTAGTACACCCCGATGTTAGTAATGTCTTCATAAGCCACATGAGGACATCCCCATGAAGAAGCGTTTTTCCGACGAACAGATCATCAGTATTCTCCGCGAAGCCGAAGCTGGGGTACCCGCCCGTGAACTCTGCCGCAAGCATGCCATTTCCGATGCCACGTTTTACACCTGGCGTAAGAAGTATGGCGGTATGGAGGTGCCTGAAGTTAAGCGCCTGAAGTCGCTTGAGGAAGAGAACGCCAGACTCAAGAAGCTGCTTGCCGAAGCCATGCTGGATAAAGAGGCGCTTCAGGTGGCTCTTGGGCGAAAGTACTGACGACAGACCAGAAGCGGGAAGCCGTGATGCTGATGTGTGATGCGACCGGTCTGTCGCAACGTCGTGCCTGCAGGCTTACAGGTTTATCCCTGTCGACCTGCCGCTATGAGGCTCACCGTCCGGCTGCTGATGCGCATTTATCAGGGCGCATCACTGAGCTGGCACTGGAGCGCAGGCGTTTTGGCTACCGTCGTATTTGGCAATTGCTGCGCCGTGAAGGGCTTCATGTTAATCATAAGCGCGTGTACCGGCTTTATCACCTCAGTGGCCTGGGCGTAAAACGCAGAAGACGTCGTAAAGGGCTGGCAACAGAACGTCTGCCGCTGCTCCGTCCGGCGGCGCCCAATCTGACCTGGTCGATGGATTTCGTCATGGACGCACTTTCCACCGGTCGCAGGATCAAGTGTCTTACCTGCGTCGATGATTTCACAAAGGAATGCCTGACGGTCACTGTTGCCTTTGGGATTTCAGGCGTTCAGGTCTCGCGTATTCTGGACAGCATTGCACTGTTTCGAGGCTATCCGGCGACGATAAGAACTGACCAGGGGCCGGAGTTCACTTGCCGTGCACTGGATCAATGGGCCTTTGAGCATGGTGTTGAGTTGCGCTTAATCCAGCCGGGCAAGCCAACGCAGAACGGATTTATTGAGAGCTTTAACGGACGATTTCGCGATGAATGCCTGAATGAGCACTGGTTCAGCGATATCGTTCACGCAAGGAAAATCATTAATGACTGGCGGCAGGATTATAACGAGTGTCGTCCACATTCAGCACTGAATTATCAGACGCCATCAGAGTTTGCAGCACGGTGGCGAAATGGAAAATGTGAAGGTAAACAAACCGACCTTACTAACTGACGGTTGTATCTAATCCTGGGGGCAGGTCAATGCACCCGCAAATGGCGCAGGTTATCGGGATCGCGATTATGCAGTTACTGGTTGAAAAGCAAGAGCCGTCAAGAGAGGCGCTGATAGAGATGATTCAGGTGTTGTGGCAGGGAGGCCAGGTCGATCAGGCTTTAGAGTTGGCTATTGACGTTTTGTAGCTGCCAAAAAGGTTCGGATAATAAAAACCCGGCGCGGTGGCCGGGTTAAGGTTTTTTCATATAGAGATTTACAAGAAGAGTAATCACAGGCATTGCTATAGAAAGAAATAGGATACCAAGCATCCAAGCTTTTAAACTGCTAACCTTAGAATCAACAAAATCTTTGCCGGCCTTGTTGGTTAATTTTTCATCTATATCAACAAGTTTTTGTAAAATCGTCGAAACATCTGTCTTGGTTGCAGAGGTTGTGCTAACCAGACCTCTAATGTCCGACCTTGCTTCAGCAAGATTAGCCTTAATGTCTTCAACGTTAGCTTCTAATTTAGCAACTCTAACTTCAAGCATACCGCCTCCTCCATCGCCGCCATCATGATCATTATAATGGGGGCTTGTGTCTCGATCTGCAAGGTGGGAAGCTTTGCTATATTTAGTTATTTTTATAATGGAACCCATCACTCACTCCATTCTGATGCTATTGCGACATAAATATCATATGTGTGAGCAATATTTGCCGAATCACATAAAGTTGTTAAATCTTTATCTTTGTATTCAGAGCCATACTCATACAATGTGATTTCAACCTTGTAATATCCGCTACCCACGACTCTAAACCTCTCAGTCGAAGAAGTGGAGAGAGCAAACTCACCAGTTTTAGCAAAAAAAGTCGCATATTTATTGGGTTCGGTTATGTCGTTAGGGTAGCCAACTTCATTTCCTTGCGAGTCGTAGAATCTTGTAAATAATGAGTAAAAATGATCGTCATTAAGACCGATAAGGCCGAATTCAATAGTGACGTGTAGTGTCGTTTCGTTATCTGGTAAAAATAGATATGGCGTTGGAGCTAAAAAATTATCTTCATGAATGGAGTGATGATCTCTAGAAATGTAAGCATATGCAATTTTAGCAGTAGAATTTATCACTTCACACCCCTAGGGAAGGTGCGAACAAGTTCCTGATATGAGATCATCATATTCATCCGGAGCGCATCCCAGAGGGACATCATGAGCCATCAACTCACCTTCGCCGATAGTGAATTCAGCACTAAGCGCCGTCAGACCCGAAAAGAGATTTTCCTCTCCCGCATGGAGCAGATTCTGCCATGGCAGAATATGACCGCTGTCATCGAGCCGTTTTATCCCAAGGCGGGCAATGGCCGACGGCCCTATCCGCTGGAGACCATGCTGCGTATTCACTGCATGCAGCATTGGTACAACCTGAGCGACGGTGCCATGGAAGATGCCCTGTACGAAATCGCCTCCATGCGCCTGTTTGCCCGATTATCCCTGGATAGCGCCCTGCCGGATCGCACCACCATCATGAATTTCCGCCACCTGCTCGAGCAGCATCAACTGGCCCGTCAATTGTTCAAGACCATCAATCGCTGGCTGGCCGAAGCAGGCGTCATGATGACCCAAGGCACTTTGGTGGATGCCACCATCATTGAGGCACCCAGCTCTACCAAGAACAAAGAGCAGCAACGCGATCCGGAGATGCATCAGACCAAGAAAGGCAATCAGTGGCACTTTGGCATGAAGGCCCACATTGGTGTCGATGCCAAGAGTGGCCTGACCCACAGCCTGGTCACCACCGCGGCCAACGAGCATGACCTCAATCAGCTGGGTAATCTGCTTCATGGAGAGGAGCAATTTGTCTCAGCCGATGCCGGCTACCAAGGAGCGCCACAGCGCGAGGAGCTGGCCGAGGTGGATGTGGACTGGCTGATCGCCGAGCGTCCCGGCAAGGTAAAAACCTTGAAGCAGCATCCGCGCAAGAACAAAACGGCCATCAACATCGAATACATGAAAGCCAGCATCCGTGCCAGGGTGGAGCACCCGTTTCGCATCATCAAGCGGCAGTTCGGCTTCGTGAAAGCCAGATACAAGGGGCTGCTGAAAAACGATAACCAACTGGCGATGTTATTCACCCTGGCCAACCTGTTTCGGGTGGACCAAATGATACGTCAGTGGGAGAGATCTCAGTAAAAACCGGAAATAACGCCAGAAATGGTGGAAAAAATAGCCTAAATAGGCTGATTCGATGTGTTTGCGGGAAAAAAATCGGCCCAGATCCGCGAAATTTTAATCAGCGAGTCAGCTTGGGAAGAAATGACCTGCTTATTCGCACCTTCCCTAGCAGTTCTGTTTGTAACCCGTCTACTCAGCATCGTCCTTAATCCTTCGCCCCATGTACTTCGCGTACAGCTCATCAAGTTCCTTGAGCCGCAGAGATACGATCCGCAACATGTTCTGCTGCTCATCTTCGGGCAACTGTCGATAGAGTTCGAGCAAACGTTGCTCGTCAGCTTTAAGCCCGTTTTTCTCCCCAACATCCTCACCTAACAACCAGGGAACCGAAACTCCGACAGCATCGGCGATTGCCAATGCAGATTCTTTACTGATTCGTCCTGTTTTGAACCAGCCGGAGACTGCCTGCTTACTGACGCCAGCAATCCGGGACATCTCAGTTTTTGAGATCCCTTTAGCATTCAATTCTGTAAGCCTAGAGATCAGGCCTTCGGTCGGGATTTTATCGCTCATGTTCTCATTGTAAATAATTGCTTTACTCCTTGATAGGCATGCTTAGGTTGACTGTAAAGTAAATTAATGCTTTACTTTGCGCTATCTAAGGAGGTCATATGACTGGTATCGAAAAAGCTATACAAAAGTCTGGTTCTGCAAGCGCGCTGGGTTTTGCTCTGGGCGTAACGAAAATGGCGGTTTCTTTTTGGCGCAAAAATGGAGTTCCATCCTCACGTGTAATCAAAATTTATGATGCGACCGGAGTAACTCCTCATGAGTTACGTCCAGATCTTTACCCCAACCCCACCGACGGCCTGCCGAAACAGGAAGGCTGACCATGCCAACACTTTCCTTTCAACAAAATACCGGATTCAACCCCGGCGCTCTGATAAAGCGAAATCAGGCGAAAGTGGCAGATCACGACGGCATTCGTTCTGCCGTTCGCGCCTGGGCTGCAGCTGAAGGTCAGGATGTTGTATCGGCGTACATCATCGATGAGTGGCGCCAGCAGGGCGGGGAAGAAATTGAATTTCCTGCGGACATCAGCCGCGCCCGACAGAAGCTTTTTCGCTACCTGGACAACCCGGCCGAGTCTGAGCGCTATCGCGAGTACGTTCGCCTTCTTACCCCGGCAATCATGGCCGTTCTTCCGCTGGAATTCCGACATCGCCTGATGCCTCAGGACGATATTTTGTCGCGCCTGTCTTCGGCCATGAAGGAATGCGCTGAAGCAAAGCAGGCCGTGATGCTGAACGCACCAGAGCACCAGAAACTGAAGGAGGTGAGCGAGGGAATAGCGTCGCTTTTCAGGTTAATGCCTGAGCAGACAGGAGCGCTGATGACGATCGTGAGCTCAATGCTCGGCGTGATGTAAGCGGGGTATCCATGAATCACATCGAATTTATTGAGAAGAACGTCCGCGAGGAACTTCTTCGCCAGGGCTTCACGCAAGCAGTGGCTCAGGGGGGGGGCATACCAGGCGGTCGATATGTACAAGCGGATGTCACAGGCCAGTCGTAAGGGAGGCATTTTTGATGATGTTATGCGCCACGCCAGGCTGTGGGCTGAGAAGCAAACCAGCGCTGCAGAAAAGCGAGAAGCAAAGAAATCAATCCGTAAGGGGAATAACCAGGCTGGGTTGTTCTGAAAGGGTGAAGACCGGTGTGCGCCAACACAGCCAGTCTTCGGGTGAATTAATTGGGTCAATTCACGGGATGAAGTATGTCAAATACCGCTGAAGTTATCAATTTTCCAATCAAAACTGAACTAACGGGAGGTCGCATGGCCGACCTGTCCAACGGCTATACCAGAATCGCCAATGAGATACAGAAACTCAAGCCGCGACTTCGCATGTCCGGGCGCGAGTGGCAGTGTCTTGAGGCTGTTATCTGGCTTACCTACGGATGGAATAAAAAACAGGATCGGGTGACGAATACCGTCATTTCTGAGTTAACCGGCTTGAGTGATTCTCATGTTTCAGATGCGATAAAGCTACTCGCGGCACGGGGAATTATTTTTAGTCACAAGCATGGTGTGATGAAAACTGTCGGTATAAATACCGAGCTATCCGCCTGGATTTTAGACAAACCGAAAACGGGAAAACTCTTCCAGAAAACGGGAATTTCCTTCCCGGAATCGGGAAAAACCTTCCCGGAAACGGTAGACACCCAAGACTATAACAAAAACAATATTAAAAGATCTTCGTCTCGGAATTCTAAAGAATCCCGAAACGAGGAAACTTTGAAGTTTCTCTCTCGTCATCCAGAAGCGGCCGATGGGATTTATACCCCTGCGGGTAAATCCTGGGGAACAGCTGATGACCTCAAAGCCGCGCGATGGATTTTCGATAAAGCCCTCACCGTCAATGCCTCCCTCTCAGAGCCGAACTGGGTTGAATGGGCGAACACCATCCGCCTGATGCGCATGCAGGACAAGCGCAGCCATTACGAAATCTGCGAATTGTTCAAGTGGGCCAACGAAGACAGCTTCTGGCAGAACAACATTCTTAGCCCCACCAGCCTGCGAAAACAGTGGGATCAGCTCACAACTAAACGCCTGCGCAGCCATGGTCCATCAAGAAACTCATCAGGGGCCAGTGCACTGGACAACACAGACTGGATCGACGGGGTACTCGAATGAAATCTATCGCAGAAAGCATGCACAACTTCGACCGTGAAAACTTCCAGCGAGTGGCTGCCGGGCTTCCGGAAATGCAGGACGAGCAGGCAGTAAAGCGCCAGGCGGCCAAGACTGCGGAGATCTTCAACGAGCTGTTCCGCCAGCTGCTTGCCGTATTCCCGGTGCTGGCCAACAAATCTGTGGAAGACCTCAACGAGATGCGTCGCCAGTGGCTGTTGGCGTTCAAAGAGAACGGGATCACCACAGTTGAGCAGATTAACGCAGGGATGCGGGTTGCGCGCAAACAGGAAAAACCATTCATGCCATCACCGGGACAGTTCGTCGCCTGGTGTCGTTCTGAGGAGGCGGTAACTGTAGGCCTGCCAGATGCGAGTGAGCTGGTTGAAATGGTTTACCAGTATTGCCGGACTCGCGGTCAGTATCCAGACGCTGAGTCGTACCCATGGCCTGAGCACAAAATCGAACCGTTAACGCTGAAACACAAAGCCTGCTACTGGATGATTACTGGCTTGTACGCAGACATGCGCGCAAACGGCCTCAGCGACACGGAGCTGCGACGTAAGGCGCAGGAGGAACTGCTGCGTATGGTTCGTCGCTTGAATGCCGGAGAAGTGATTCCCGAGCCGATTAAACAGATCCCAAAGCTTGGCGGACGTCCGCTGAGCAACGAACAGGGATTAAACAAAATCGCGGAAATCCGCGCGAAATTCGGTTTAGGCAGAGGGCGGAATCATGGCTAGAGCATTGTCAGCAGTTGAGCGCAGAGAGTACGTCCGCGCAGTGATTCGGATCACCAGGCATCAGGGGCGACTCACGACCACCGAGGCAATGAAAAAACTGGGGCTGAGTCGCGCTACTGTCCAGCGGTATTTTTCCGAAGCAGAAGCGACTGGCGAGGTTGTCCGGCATGGTCGTTTGGGGCTGTTCCGCGATCAGCGGGCCGTCATCGACTTTGACATGAAGCGTTTTGGCCTGGTGCCGAAAGTTGCTGTTGGGATGAATTACAGCCTGCTTGGCAGTCCTGTTTTTCAGCGAGTTTTAGATGTTCAGGAGGCTATTCATGGCTAAGAATTCAATCGATGTATACGGAGCCAGCGGCAAAACAAACGTGCTCAATTTCGAGCCTGAAAACCTGCACCTGGTCACCGATAAGACCCACCCACTTTACGATGAGCGTGTACACCTGCCGATCGAGGAAGGGATGGTACTGAATATTGCGGAGCTGGGTGTACTGGAGCCGATCATCGTCTGGAAAGACCCTGAAACAGGGCTCACCTGCGTGGTTGTTGGCCGTCAGCGAGTTAAACATACCCTGGAGGCAAATAAACTCCGTCTGAAAGAAGGCAAGGACCCACTGCTTGTTCCTGGAGTCGTTAAGCGCGGATCAGCAAATCAGATGGCTAAATACATGGTCAGCGAAAACGAAATTCGCCGACCTGATACCCCGCTTGGCCGGGCTAAAAAAATGTCAGACGCGCTCGACCGCGGGCTCGATGAGGACGACATTGCGGTGTTGTTTGGCTCCAGCGTTCAGACCGTTCGAGCAACGCTATCCCTCCTCGATGCTACTCAGGCCGTCAGGGAAGCTGTGGAGGCTGGCACAGTCACCGTTACCCAGGCGCGTCAGTTGGCATCGCTTAAACCCGAGGAGCAGCGGGAGAAGGTCTCTGAAATCGAAGCGGCAACTGCTGGCACAACCGGCCATGAAAAAGCCCGGCGTCAGCGTCAGATCCTCGGTGAGGCAAAGCCTCGCCTGAAAACCCGCAAAGAAATCACAAAAGCCCTTGAATCTGCCGAGGGTGAATATGCGAGCGCACTCCGTTGGGTGCTTGGGGAGGCCAGCCATGACTGATATCACCGAACTGGCGCAGAGCCTGAAAGCGGCAGCAGATAGAGAGATGATTTGCCGAGATGGCGCCGAAACTTCTGAAATCTGGGAAAGAACTGTAACGCCGGAAAACGTCCTCGCGCTGGTAGAGGCGCTGGAGAAGGCGCAGCAGTACGCCAAAGAGCGAGACGAAGAGAATCAGGACTTGATGCTTACAATTGGGCGCTTTCGCGTAGAGAGAGAGGGCCTTGAAGCTATTCGCGCTGCAGCCGAAAAACTGGTCCGCTGTAAAGGTCGCTATCACAGCGAGCAGAACTATCGAGCGCTGGCGGCGCTGTTTGGCGTGAAAACCCCAGACCTGCCGCCGCTGGAGCATGAAAACGTCCATTATGCCGATGCTGCAGAGATGGAGATTGAAGCACTGCGCCAGCGCATCGCCGAGCTGGAGTCCCGCACCGTGAAGCTGCCAGACTTACGGCAGATTGTATCTGGGGACAGATATGTCTGGTCTGATGGCGTTTATAACTACAGCCAGGACGTAAAGGTAGCGCTGGCCGACGCTGGCATCAAGGTGGAGGCTGAATGATGGCGGAACGTTGGAAAATTTATCTCACTATTGCATTCATCGGCTTGGGAGCTACGCCGATAAGCATGGTAGCGGCAAAGATTGACGTGCCTGATTGGGCGCTTATTGCCGGGCACTGCGGCGCGATTATAGCAGGATTTATTTGCGCAGAACTTGGACGGGGAGCCAGACAATGACCAAATCAACCATAACCAGAGAGCAGTTACTCGAAATTATTGAAACCGATCACGTGCAGTGTGGTGAGGCATCGTATCTCGCCAGCATGGCGCTGGCCGCAATGGACAGCGAGTCTGAGTGTCTGCCGCTTGACTACCTACAGGGGCACAAAGACGGTCTGGAGTGGGCCGCCCAACTGGCAGAAGCCAATCACCCTGAAACAGGAGACTGGCTGTACGATGACCCTATCGAGCTGGCAAAGGCTATTCGCAAAGGTCCAGATATGCCGCCAGCGCAGCCGGCAGCGGACAGCGAGCCGGATCGCAATCCTGTGCTGGCGTATGCCGACAGTTATCGTGATATGGCGAAACAAGGCGTCGAGTCAGTCCCAATTTGGAGCGTCATTACCGACATAGAGCGAAACATAGCGCCGCTCTATCGCCACGCGCAGCCAGCGCCGGTAGTGCCTCAGGATGTGCTGGAAGCATTACAGAAGGTGGCTCGTATACGCCTCGACATGAACGACTTCGACGGCGATCGCCGTGGCATCGCTGATTGCCTGGGTGATGCCGAAGAGGCACTCATCGAGGTGGTAAACCGCCGCGCCGCCATGCTCGCAGCCGCCACGCAGGAGGTGAAAGGTGAGTGACGTCAAAAGCAAAATCATGCAGGTGATGACTGATGCTGCTGCGCTGCAGGATGCGACACTGGGGAGCGGATACCCTTTCCGCATGGCCACCTGGAATATCCGATGCGCGATGGAGCGCAAATTCCCTGGGGTGGAATGGAGGAGCGCCGACCTCCGCAAAGAGCTTATTGAACTGGCGAAAGAGGGGCTGGTATCCAAATGTCCCCACGAGAGCCGCATTGGTCAGGCCGTCTGGCGTCTGGAGGTGAAATGATGCCGTACATCTTCCTGATTTTCGTCATCAGCAGCAATACATCGAATATGCAGGTGGTCCCCATGCAGAGTATGGAGCAGTGCAAAGCAGCCATTAAGGCGATGAAAGTTGCAGATGATAAGAGGGCGTGGAGCGATATTTCACCACACGTAGATAATATTCAATGCGTAGAGGTGAAAGGTGCCTAAATCCCCCGCAGAACGCAAAGCCTTCAGTTGAAATCAAACCCCTCTCCGGAGGGGTTTTTCTCGTATATGCTCATTTTGCTTTTATCCCCGTGAAGGGCGATAATTACTTAGTCAGTCTGGACAACTGACAACTTTACCCCGGCGCCAAGTGGGGACACATGGCGCACAAAGTAAAAAACATCCGGATTAAAGATTTGTATGCAATAACCCTTCTTATCGTGATGATTGTTCAGGTTGTTGTAGTAAATGCAGTATTTGTCTGCGTGGGGCTTGGGCTTCTTGGGCTATCTGATGAAGCCCTGACGATTTTCGCGGGATGCTCAATGCCTCATATCTGTGGTCTTGTTTACTGCGTTATCCAATCCGTTTTCCGGGCAAAAAAATGAAAAGCCTTCTCTGCGGAGAGGGCTTTTTTATAGTTGATTAAACTGAAAATCTACGCGGATCGGGGTTCTCCCAGCGGTACATAATTGACATGTATTTCTGCAGTGTGAAGTGCGCTAAAGACAAGCAGGTTGCGCGTTGTGGTAATGCGGTTCCTCCGCCTTTTGCTGAGGCGCTGGTGAGGGCTAATTTACCGGAGATGTGCCTGAAAAAAGACATTGCAGCATGATAAAACCCGCTTCGGCGGGTTTTTTAATATGGAAAAACATCAATCTAAACATAAGCATGGTGTTAGCAAAAAGTGCTGCAGAGGGGTTGAACATTTCATGCAACCGGTATACTGTTTATTTATACAGTATCCATGTGAGGTGCTAACCATGAAAGTTGAAGTCACAATTGATAAACATAAAAAACTCCCTGATGGCGCCATACCTGCGCTTGAGCAAGAATTGCTGCGCCGCTTGTCCCAGTCTTATGATGACTGCAAATTAACCATTCGACGCACAAGCAACGATGGACTTAGCGTTTTGGGCGGCGCTGATGGCGATAAAAAACGCGTTGAGCAAATTCTGCAAGAGACGTGGGAAAGCGCGGACGACTGGTTTTACTGATTCACCTTTTGGTGGCTGGCATTTCCCAAAGCATCGCAATAAGCGTGTCCCTTTGATGCTGTCACCGGGCTTTTTTTTGCGTCTGTATGTCGCTCAGGGGGTAGTGTGAGTGATGGTATTGAGGTTCCTACTAATCATTCCTGGTACGATGTTGTCAGGAGATCAGATGGCGCCATTATTTGTAGCTTCCCGGCCGAAGGAAGGCATCTGATTTACAGGGTTAATGGCATAATTTCAATGCGACCTTTATTGCCTGAAGAAGAAATTTTTACTCTAAACGGATTTATGAAATTTGCGGAACGACTTGGCTACCGAGTTCTCCCACCTTCTGATAATATGAAATCAACGGCCTGAACAACCGTTACCTACTGCGCCACGGAGAGAAGCCATGGCGCAATTGCACTTAATAAAACAATCTCAAGGTATCCTGATCCCCGCGACGCCGGAGACCAGTGATTTTCTGCAATCAAAATGCAAGCTCGGATCCGTTCTGGAAGCCGATTATAAGCTTGTCCGCAATCCGGCGTTTCACCGCCGTTACTTTGCTTTACTCAATCTCGGCTTTGAATATTGGGAACCTACCGGCGGGGCGATTTCGTCTAACGAGCGCAGGCTTATCACAGGTTACGCCAAATACCTTGCTGCATATGGCGGGAGTGAATCGGCGTTGCTTGATGCCGCCGGGCAATATCTCGACCGGATAGCTGAGAAGCGATCCGGCTATATCAGTATTTGCAAATCCTTCGATGCTTACCGGGCGTGGGTCATCGTTGAAGCCGGCCATTATGACGCCATACAGCTGCCGGACGGCACGCTGAAAAAACACCCTCGCAGCATTTCTTTCGCAAGCATGGACGAATGCGAGTTCCAGGAACTGTACAAAGCATCGCTGGATGTTCTCTGGCGGTGGATCCTCTCTCGTTCATTCAACAGCCTGCAGGAAGCTGAGAACGCCGCCAACCAGCTTTTAAGCTTCGCGGGGTGATGCCGATGAAACACTCATGGTTTCACCATCTCGAATGCACAACGCAGCAGGCCGACGAATTGGTAGCGAGATATCGTCAGCGGGGCGTAAAGGTCGAACGAAGCTTAAACCCTGACTTTATGACATGGACCGTCAGCGCGCAGCTGGTGGAGGACAAAAAACCGCCGCGGCCAGACTCTCGCTGGCGCAACAGGATGTGGGGGTGAGTATGGCGAACCTTCGCAAAGCGGCCCGAGGTCGCGAATGTACAGTGCGGATCCCTGGTTACTGCAACGGCAACCCGGAAACCAGCGTGTTGGCGCATTACCGCCTGGCGGGTACGTGCGGCACAGGGTGCAAGCCTGACGATACTCAGGCGGCGATCGCCTGCAACGGGTGCCATGACGTAATTGACGGCAGAACCAAAACCACCGATTTCACATACGACGAATTGCGCCTGATGCACGCAGAGGGGGTAATGCGCACCCTGGAAATCTGGCGGAAAGAGGGACTCATCAAATCATGAAAATCTACGATATCACGCCCATCGGCAAACCCAGGATGACCAGAGCTGATAAATGGAAGCAGCGTCCGGAAGTAATACGTTACCGGGCGTTCTGTGATGAAGCTCGTCTGCGCAAAATTCACCTGCCAGATTCCGGCGCTCACGTCACGTTCGTCATGCCTATGCCGCAAAGCTGGAGTCAGAAAAAGAGAGCGCAATACGCAGGACGTCCACATCAGTCAAAGCCCGACTGCGACAATATGCTGAAAGCCCTAATGGACGCCCTCTATGAGGATGATTCACACGTCTGGGATTGCCGCATCACCAAAATATGGGGCGAGAAAGGGCAGATCATCATTGGGGAATCTCTATGACCCTCGATCACTTCATGCAGTACCAAACCGAGAGCGTTAAGCGCGCCAGTATGCCGCCAGTAGCAAAGCACAAACCTGAACCAGACCAAACCAAAACAGCCAAAGAGGGCCGCAGCGTGAATCTTGAAAACACAGTGAAATACCACTTCGCAAAATCCACGCTGATTAGCGATTCTCCGCGTGCTACCGCCTCTGATTCACTGACCGGCACCGACATCATGGCAGCAATGGGCATGACCCAGGAACGTGCCGCTATGGGGTATAGCGCTTTCCTGGGCAAGATGGGCATAAGCAACAATGACCGGGATCGGGCTATCGGACTATTGGCTGAGTACGCGCTGACAAAATGCGATAAGGTTGCTGCGTTGCGAAAGCTCTCGCCAAGCGTAAAACCCCGGGTTATACGGATCCTCGCAGAGTACGCCTTTGAGGATTACTCCCGCAGTGCTTCCAGTAAAAAAACATGCGACTGCTGCAATGGGTCTGGATTCATCGACGCAGTGGCGTTCACCAACAAAGTAACGTATCCGGACGGCAAACCGCCGAAGTGGGTCAAAGTTACAAAGGGGATCTATCCATCATACTGGGAGGAGGTGAAGTCGGTCCGTGAGCAGGTCCGGGTGCTTTGCCAAAAGTGCAAGGGAAAAGGGACTGTAAGCGCCGCCTGTAACGACTGCCACGGTCGGGGGAAGGTAGTGAACCAGGATGAGACGGAGAAGCAGGGAGTGCCTGTGATGGGTAACTGTAAACGTTGTGGCGGTCGCGGGTATGAGCGAATCCTCTCCACTGCTGTACATAGGGCCATTTGCCAGATAACGGACGCCATCACTCTGGACACCTGGAAAAAGTCGGTTAAACCGTTCTTTGACGTGCTGATCACTAAATTCGATATAGAGGAGGCGTGGGCAGAGGCCCAACTCAAACAAATAACGCGGTGAGATATTTACTTTTCCCGAATTCGTGTTAATTTGTCCTAACGATGGGCATTGTATGTTCACCGTTGAAGAAAAAATTTAAAGCCTCGGCAAATGCCGGGGCTTTCTGCGTTTTGGGCTCGCTTCGGCGGGCCTTTTTCATTTCAGGCCCGCGGATGACTCCTTTTAAGGCTTGTCGCCAAATCAGCCCAATGGGCCTGCCACTTTATTCACACAGCACCCCGTTAACCCGGAGGTGGAGACTATGAAAATGCCTGACAAAATCTTTTCGGCGGCTTCGTACTGCTCATCAGGCGGCCTGATATGTACGGGGCTGGCAAGGACCTATGACTGGTTTCATGGTCTTGACTGGAATTTTATTGCTCTGGCCAGCGGCGTGATAATCGGTGTAGCGACTTACCTGACCAATCTCTACTTTAAGCGCCGCTGGACGAAGATGTATCAGCAGTCCCTCGATCGTGGTTATGGTGGCCCGCCACCGCAGGATGAATAGCGATGGCTAACCTGAAAACTAAACTCAGCGCGGCCATGCTGGCGCTTATCGCTGCTGGCGCATCAGCTCCCGTTCTCATGGATCAGTTTCTGAATGAGAAAGAGGGCAATAGCCTCACGTCATACCGAGATGGCGCCGGCATATGGACGATATGTCGTGGAGCTACCCGGGTAGATGGAAGACCTGTAACCCAGGGAATGAAGTTAACCCAGGCCAAATGCGATCAGGTTAATGCCGTCGAGCGCAATAAGGCGCTGGCATGGGTAGATCAGAATGTGCGTGTACGTCTGACGCCCCCTCAAAAGGTCGGGATTGCCAGTTTCTGCCCCTATAACATCGGGCCCGGTAAATGCTTTCCCTCCACTTTCTACCGCAAGCTGAATGCCGGTGACCGTAAAGGCGCCTGCGCTGAAATTCGCAGATGGATTTTTGATGGCGGAAAAGATTGCCGGGTGCGTTCCAACAATTGTTACGGCCAGGTCTCTCGCCGTGATCAGGAAAGCGCACTGGCATGTTGGGGGATAGATGAATGAGCCGATTAGCAGCCATTATCAGCGCCATTGTGATCTGCCTGGTTGTTTGCCTTGGGTGGCTGGCAATGCATTACCACAATGCTGCTGCTGAGCAGAAAGCCCGAGCCGATGGCGCCGAGCAGCAGGTAAACGCAGCCCAGACCATCACATCCAACGTTCTGAGCACCATGACCATCTTCAACACTATCGTCGAGGCCAATCAGCATGCAAAAGAGCAGATCGCACTGGACGCATCGGGAGCCTCGGCTGATATCCGGGTTGCTGTTGCGAATGATGATTGCACTAATCGCCCTGTGCCTGCTGGCGCAGTTAAGCGGCTGCAGCAATACGCGAACGGTCTACGTCAAGGTTCCGGTGGTCCCGTTACCAGCCAGCCTGACGGCTGACACCCCGCAACCGGAAATCCCCGACAACCTGACGTGGGGCCAGAGCTTGGATTTAAATGTCAGTCTGCTATCAGCGCTGGGGCAGTGCAATCGGGATAAAGCCGACATCAGGCAGGCGGAAAAAGAAAGAGCAGCACAAGACGATAACCCCACTAAGGGATAAATCACCAACTATCCCCACTAGAGGATAAACCAATGAAGCAATAAGCGGATAGACCGCACCTGAAAGGCAATGGAGCAGTCGTGATGCTCCCCTGAGTCGCCATTGAGCGAGCCTGTGTAGCGACGGGTCAAGGTTCTTATAACAAAAGAAGCTCCGGTAAAGCAGCGCGAGTGCCAGACGCGCACCGGTTATAAGCGGCGATGATGCGACAGCGACTCAAGGGCATGAGCGTGGCCACTCCGGGAAGTGGCAAAGCATTACAGGAGCCATTCTGCCGAGTGGGATCACAGTGCGATTTTATGAAGTCGCCTGATTCTGATTTATCTCTTCTTCATTGTTAGTTCGAACTGGGCTTTGTATGTATTTAGCATGAATTCAAGACGTTCAGGATCTTTAAATTTAGTAAGCGCGAAGGGGCCGTATCGCTCTTCGCTATTTTCAAAGTCGTAGTAAACCACGAACGGAACGACATTTTTATAATCACTCCGGGTTTCATCAACAACGCACTTAAAGGGTAAAAAATAAGACTCAGTAATGTCCCTTGCTTCTTCCCAACTTAGTTTTTTCACAGAGCGTTCCTAGATCGGTAATTTGACATTGTGGATAGATAGCATATCCGAGATGAACATTTCATGTTTCTTTCATCGCACAGAGGTAAGACATGGCAGAGATCACACCTGCAGAACAAATTCGACTGAATCTGCTTTCCACCCTGAACTACGACACAGCAGCCGCAAAAGAGGCGATTGCATTCGTCCAGGATAGCCAGCTCAAATATCAGCTGTTTATCCAACAGTACAGCCGCGTAACAACTGAATCAGAAGTGGTGGCGCGGACAATCAAAGCAGTTCAGGAGTCGACCGAAGCTCTGGCGCTTTTTGATACCGCCGCTGAGTAATCATCACAAATGCCACCTGCGGGTGGCTTTTTTAATGGTTATCGAATAGGGGGAGCCTATGCCGGTATGCACGATTTCAATAGAAGTAAAAAGCCGCTGGTGGCTACCGTTCTACGTCAAGACACTCACTTTATTCTGTCTGATGTTCCAGCGCGAGCCTGATTACGAAAAGATTTCCGCATTCATCGCGAAGTATGGCATCGGCCAGAAAGTGAAGGCGGGACCAGTGCGAAAGAATACGGAGTAATCCATGGCAAAACCGGACTGGGGCGAGCTTCAGCAACGGTTCCTGTCCGATCATGCCGCAACCGGCGTATCACCAAAGGATTGGTGTGAAGCGCAGGGACTCAATTACGCTACTGCCCGCCGATATATCAAGAAACCCACTGCGCAAACTGCGCAAAAACCTGCGCAGAAGAAATTGCGCACTGCGCAAAAGGAAAAGTGCGCAGAAGAGTTGGTGGATGATGATGGCCTCACCGATCAACAGCGTTTATTTGTCGCGGAATACCTGAAGGACAACAACGCCACGCAGGCTGCTATCCGTGCCGGGTACAGCAAGAAGACAGCGAATGAGCAGGGAGCAAGGCTGTTAGCAAAAGTTAGTATTGCGCAGGCCATTGCGCAGCAGCAGAAAGCATCCATTGTGCGCACGCTTGGAAGTGCTGATGAAGTGCTTGAGCAGATGTGGCGCCTGGCCACCTTCGATGCTAACCAGCTTTCTCAGTATCGCCGCGGGAGCTGCCGCTACTGCTGGGGCTTCGGTCACCAGTATCAATGGCGCGATGCCGTAGAGTACGAAGAGAAACGCCTCGAGGCACTTGAGCGTAAACGTCGAGAACCTTTGGATGATGGCGGATACGGCTACGACCACACCAGCGCACCTAACCCGGAATGCCCCCGCTGCAATGGTGATGGAGTAGGCCAGCCTTTCTTCGCCGATACGCGTAAACTGGCGCCTGATGCAGCGCTTGCCTATTCCGGCGTGAAGCTCGGAAAGAACGGCGTGGAGATAACCGCTATCAGCCGCGAGCGAATGTTCGAGGCGGTGATGAAACGTCTCGGCCTGGCTGATAGTGAATTCGCCCAACGTCTGCAGCAGATTGAAATCGAGCGCCGGCAGCTGGAGATCGACAAGCTCCGCAAAGAACTGGCCGCTGACCCGGAGGATGACGAACCAACGCCAGTTGCAATCAATATCAACGTAGTCGATGCACGAGTGAGGGAAGAGGATGGCGATAGCACCGACGCTTAACATCCCTCAGGCCAAATTCCTTGCGATGCAGTACAAGTTTAAGGCCTACGTCGCCGGCTTCGGTTCTGGCAAGACATGGGTCGGCTGCGGTGGTATCTGCAAGGGTATGTGGGAACACCCAAAAATCAACCAAGGTTACTTTGCGCCAACGTATCCGCAGATCCGTGACATCTTTTATCCCACTGTTGAGGAGGTGGCCCACGACTGGGGGCTGAATGTCAAAATCAACGAGGGGAACAAAGAGGTCCACTTCTACGCGGGGCGCCAGTATCGCGGCACGACAATTTGCCGCTCGATGGAGAAACCGCAAACCATCGTTGGTTTTAAAATCGGTAACGCGCTGATTGATGAGCTGGACGTAATGCCCGCCAAAAAGGCGCAGTTAGCCTGGCGAAAAATCATCGCGCGTATGCGTTACAAGGTGCCCGGCCTGCGTAACGGAATTGACGTCACAACGACGCCGGAAGGGTTTAAATTCGTTTATCAGCAGTTCGCAAAGGCTGTTCGCGATAAGCCTTCGCTCTCAACGCTGTACGGCCTGGTGCAGGCCTCGACGTTCGACAACGAAAAGAACCTGCCGGCGGACTACATCCCGTCACTGATGGAGTCATATCCGCCGGAGCTGATCAAGGCCTATCTGCGTGGCCAGTTCACTAACCTTACCAGCGGGACGATTTACCATCAGTTTGACCGTAAGCTGAATAACTGCAGTGAGGAAGAACAACCCGGTGAGCCGCTGTATATCGGCATGGATTTCAACGTCGGGAAGATGGCCGGGATTGTTCATGTATTACGTCTGGGGCTTCCATTTGCGGTTAATGAAATCGTAAAGGCTTACGACACCCCTGACATGATCCGCATCATCAAAGAGCGGTTCTGGCTCTACGACGGCAACGATTATCGCAAAGTTCGGGAAATTTATATTTACCCGGACGCTTCCGGCGATTCCCGCAAATCCAGCAATGCCAGCGCCACGGATATCGCCCAGCTTAAGCAGGCCGGCTTTAATGTGGTTGTTAATGCATCAAACCCGCCAGTGAAAGACCGCATCAACGCGATGAACGCCATGTTCTGCAATGGTAACGGTGAACGTCGCTACAAAGTGAATGTAAAGCGATGTCCGGTCTACACGGAATCACTTGAACAGCAGGTATGGGGTGACAACGGTGAGCCGGATAAAACGGAGGATAACGATCACCCCAACGATGCCGGCGGGTATTTCATTGTGAAGCAATTCCCGATCATCAAACCGACTGGAAAAGTCACCCAACTGCGGATGTAAAACCATGCCTGATATTTCAACGCCCAACCTCGACTATAACGACATGGTTGAGGCATGGGATATTAATGATGCGCTGATGGGCGGCACGCTGGAAATGCGCCGGCAGGGGAAGTTGTATCTTCCGAAATGGCCCAATGAAGACCCTGAAAGCTACAAAGAACGATTAGCGGTTGCAACTCTGCTCCCTGCCTATGAAGAAGCGATCAAACAAAACATAGGGCGCGTATTTGCTGAACCTACGGTATTGAGCGAAAGCGCGCCCGAAAGCATCAGAAAGCTATCTACTGACATCGACATGGAAGGCAATCGCCTTGATGTGTGGGCGCAGCAATTCTTTAGCATCGGATTTCAGTATGGTCTGGTTCATGCGCTGGTGGACTATCCACGAGTGGATACTCAGTCGTAAGCGTCGTCTCAGCACCGTCTGGCAGATCCTGAAATTCCTGAGAGGATAATGGACACCAAATATGGTGGACGCTATCCATGAAATCATTAACCGCAGTGCGTAAAAAAAGCCCTAATTATCCCGTTGAGTTCAAAATCAAAATGGTTGAACTCTCGCATCGACCAGAGATCTCCGTAGCGCAACTCGCTCGTGAGCATGGGATCAACGATAATTTGCTGTTCAAGTGGCGCCAGTACTGGCGCGAAGGAAAACTACGTCCTCCTTCAACAACAGAAAACAACGTGCCTGAGCTGCTCCCGATAACACTTGATGCCGAAGATGTTGTCCCTGCAACCTCCCCCGGTCACAACCTGTAGCTGCTGCGGCACCTGAATCACTCAATATCAGCTGTGAAGTGACGTTCCGGCACGGATCACTCCGTCTGAATGGTGCCATCAGCGAAAATATCCTGAACCTGCTGATACGGGAGCTCAAACGTTGATCCCATTACCATCAGGGACAAAGATCTGGCTGGTCGCTGGCATCACCGATATGAGAAACGGCTTCAACGGCCTGGCGGCAAAGGTGCAGACGACGCTGAAAGACGATCCGATGTCAGGTCACGTTTTTATCTTCCGTGGGCGTAATGGCAGTCAGGTAAAGCTCCTCTGGTCTACCGGCGATGGACTGTGTCTGCTGACCAAACGGCTGGAGCGCGGCCGCTTCGCCTGGCCGTCAGCCCGGGATGGCAAAGTGTTCCTCACACCGGCACAGCTGGCGATGCTCCTTGAAGGTATCGACTGGCGGCAGCCTAAAAGACTGCTTACGTCACTGACTATGTTGTAGGCCTCTTTATCCTGGTCGACGCTGAATGAGCCTGGTAATATACCCGGTATGAACAGCTTACTTCCTGACGATATCGATGAACTGAAACGTCTCCTTGCCGAACAGGAGGCGCTGAACCGTGCCCTTCTGGAAAAGCTGAACGAGCGTGAACGCGAAATAGATCACCTGCAGGCGCAACTGGATAAGCTGCGCCGGATGAACTTCGGCAGCCGCTCCGAAAAAGTCTCCCGCCGTATCGCGAAGATGGAAGCCGACCTTAAGCAGTTGCAGAAAGAAAGCGATACCCTTACCGGCCGGGTGGATGACCCGGCCGTGCAGCGCCCGCTGCGGCAGACCCGTACCCGCAAACCGTTCCCTGAATCACTTCCCCGTGACGAAAAACGGCTGCTGCCGGCAGCGTCATGCTGCCCGGAATGTGGTGGTGCGCTGAGTTACCTGGGTGAAGATGCCGCCGAACAGCTGGAGCTGATGCGCAGCGCCTTCCGGGTTATCCGGACAGTACGTGAAAAGCATGCCTGTACTCAGTGCGATGCCATCGTGCAGGCCCCCGCGCCTTCACGGCCCATCGAGCGGGGTATCGCAGGACCGGGGCTGCTGGCCCGCGTGCTGAGTTCAAAGTATGCAGAGCACACCCCGCTGTACCGCCAGTCTGAAATATACGGCCGCCAGGGTGTGGAGCTGAGCCGCTCACTGCTGTCGGGCTGGGTGGATGCGTGTTGCCGGCTACTGTCACCGCTGGAAGGGGCGCTTCAGGACTATGTGCTGACTGACGGTAAGCTCCATGCTGATGACACGCCTGTCCCGGTGCTGTTGCCAGGTAATAAGAAAACGAAGACCGGGCGGTTGTGGACGTACGTTCGTGACGACCGTAACGCCGGGTCAGAGCTGGCGCCGGCAGTGTGGTTCGCTTACAGCCCGGACAGAAAAGGTATCCACCCGCAGAGCCATCTCGCTGGCTTCAGCGGTGTTCTGCAGGCGGATGCGTACGCCGGGTTCAACGAACTGTACCGCAATGGACAGATAACGGAAGCTGCCTGCTGGGCTCATGCCCGCCGCAAGATCCACGATGTGCACGTTCGCACCCCGTCAGCACTGACGGAGGAAGCCCTGAAACGGATCGGTGAGTTATATGCCATCGAGGCGGAAATAAGGGGGATGCCGGCGAAGCGACGCCTTGCAGAACGTCAGCAAAAAGCTAAACCGCGGCTGAAATCCCTGGAAAGCTGGCTGCGTGAAAAGGTGAAAACGCTGTCGCGACACTCAGAACTGGCGAAAGCGTTCACGTACGTACTGAACCAGTGGCCGGCGCTGGCTTACTATACTGACGACGGCTGGGCCGAGGCAGATAACAACATAGCTGAGAATGCGCTACGGATGGTCAGCCTGGGCCGCAAAAACTACCTGTTCTTCGGTTCGGATCATGGAGGAGAGCGGGGAGCGCTGCTGTACAGCCTGATCGGGACATGCAAACTGAACGGAGTGGAGCCAGAAAGCTACCTTCGCCATGTGCTTGATGTTATAGCTGACTGGCCGATAAACCGGGTCAGCGAACTGCTCCCCTGGCGCGTAGCACTGCCAACTGAATAACACATCCCCGTCAATACGGTTCTCGCTGCACGCTTACACTCAGTCCGTAAGAACAAAAGCTGATGAAATAGCAGCCGGGAGCAGGCCATACGTTACGATGCTGAACCCTCGACAGGTCATAGGCTGGAAGTCGAAAGTTGAAGGGGGAAAGGTCATCCTCACAGATTTGCGTATTCGTGAATCAATCATTGTTGATGGAGATGACTACGGGCAGACGAAGGTTGAACAAATTCGGCATATCATGCCCGGCAAGGTTGAAATATACCGCCGCAAAGCAGGCGATAATGGAGTAGCGCAATGGACGCTTCACGAAGAATGGGCAACCAGCCGTAACGATATTACGCTGGTAACGCTTTACACGAAACGCACTGGTTTCATGCGTGGATCACCCCCACTGCTTAATCTCGCCTTGCTGAATATCAAGCACTGGCAGAGTCAGAGTGAACAGGACAACATACTTCATGTCGCTCGCGTGCCGTTGCTGGTGGCTTACGGTCTGGCTGATGGCGAAACGTTGACGATAGGTGCTTCCTCTGCGACTCGTTTCGATGACCGTCAGCGCCAGGGACTGGAATATGTCGAGCATACCGGGGCTGCGATTGAAGCTGGTGAAACGTCGTTGGAAAAACTGGAAGATCAGATGCGACAGGCCGGGGCAAAACTCTTACGTGCCGAGAATACCTCTACCAAATCCGTTGATCAGACCAATGAAGAGCGCATGCAGGAAAACTCCCCTCTGTATACGATGGCGAGCTCTCTTGAGGACGCCCTCGATAACATTCTGCAGATCATGGCGGAATGGCTGGGTGAGAAAGAAGGCGGCAATGTCGACGTACGCACCGAGCTGGATGTTTCAGCCCAGACGTTTGATTCCGCAGCTGCAACAGCTGTGCAGTCGCTCCGCCAGGGCGGAGATATACGTCAGGTCGATGCTGTTCGCGTGTTGCAGGCCCTCAAATTTATTGATCCGGATGCGAAGCCCGAAGAGGTAATCGACGAGTTGCGGAATCAGCAGGTCACGCTGGCCGGCGGACTGAGTAACCCGGGTGGTGCAAATGGCAACGGCGAATGACAAGCTTCAGGATGAATCGATAGCGCATGCGATATGGATTGCGCGGTACAGCACCAGCGTTGCAAACAGGATGATAAAAACCCTGAATGACAGCGATGCGGAACTGACGGCCAGATTGCTGGTGGCGATGGATAGCCTGGATGCGGACAGCTTTACCGTCTCGCGACTGGAAGCGCTGCTCAGTAGTGTCAGGGCTCTCAATCGCGAGGCTGTGCAGTCAATGTACGCCGGACTATCTGATGAACTGCAGCAACTCGCTCAGCACGAAGCAGGCTTTCAGCTGAGCCTGTTCCAGTTTGCGATCCCCGATGATGTGTTATCGCTTCACCCGCTGGTGGGTATTTCACCGGATGCAGTGTATGCCGCGGCGATGGCACAGCCATTTCAGGGGCGCCTGCTTAGTGAGTGGGCTGATAACCTTGAAGCCGATCGCATGGCGCGTATCAGCAATACGGTGCGGCAGGGATTTCTGCTGGGTGATACGCATGAGCAGATAGCCCGCAAGGTACGCGGACACGCTAACCGTGGTTATCAGGATGGCGCGTTGCAGATGAGCAGGGCCAACGCCGGCAGCATTGCCAAAACAGCTGTAGGGCATCTTGCGGCAACGGCGCGAAAGAGCTTTTCGGATGCTAACGACGACATCCTGAAGGGGAAACAGTGGCTGTCCACACTCGACAATAAAACGTCAAAAGACTGTCGTATTCGCGATCGTCTCAAGTATACCCTGGATAACAAGCCTGTCGGCCATAAGGTGCCGTATCTGCAGGGACCCGGGAAAATCCACTTTTGCTGTCGGAGCACCGAAACTTACATCCTGAAATCGTCAGAGGAATTGGGTATCAAAGTCGGCGAAATCAAGGACAGCTCGCGTGCCAGCATGGATGGACAGGTTCCGGCTGACACGAATTACCAGGACTGGTTCTCCCGGCAGTCGTTCACGCGACAAGCTGAGATTGTCGGAGAAACGCGCGCCAGGTTGATTCGTGATGGCGGCATGTCTCCTGATGAGTTCTACAACGACAAAGGCGAATGGCTGACGCTGGACCAGTTGCGTGAGCGCGACGACCAGGCATTCCGTGACGCTGGGCTTTAATTATCATTTTCATCAACAGGCTGCCTCCAGGCGGCCTTTTTTATTGCCGTGATCCGGATGGTGAGCGGCGCAACGGTCGGATGACCCACAAAAAGGTAACCACATGAAACTGAAAACAGTTGAAGTAAACGGCAAGAGCTATGCAGAAGTTGATGCGAACGGTCTTCCCGTTTATGTACATGACGACGGCAAAGAGATCGGCTTCGATGCTGTGCAGGCCGTTGGAAAAATCTCCTCGCTGAACGGTGAGGCGAAATCTCATCGTGAAGCCAAAGAAGCAGCTGAAGCAAGCCTGGCGAAATTCGCCAAAATCGGTGACCCGGCGAAGGCACTCGAAGCGCTGGATATGATGACCAAAATCGACCAGAAAAAACTGATCGACGCGGGTGCTGTTGACCAGGTGAAAGCGGATATCACCAAATCATTCCAGGCACAACTGGATGAGGCCAACAACAAAAATAAAACGCTGGAAAGTCAACTGTACGATTCGATGATCGGCGGTAGCTTCACCGGTTCCAAATTTATCACCGATAAAATCGCCATCCCTGCCGATCTGCTTCAGGCCCGCTTCGGTCAGTCGTTTAAGGTCGAAGAGGGTAAAGTTGTCGCCTATGACGGCACAGGCAACAAAATTTACTCCCGCTCGAAGCCGGGCGAGCTGGCCTCGTTTGATGAAGCGCTGGAATTTCTGGTGGAGCAGTACCCGCAAAAAGACTACATCCTGAAATCCAGTGGCAATAACGGCGGTGGTTCACGTCAGTCTCAGCATCAGGCAGGGCAGAAAACCATGAAGCGTGATGCATTCGATTCGCTGGATATTGCAGGCAAACAAAATGCCCTCAAAGACGGTGTCACCATCGTTGATTAGTCCTCTTTTGCCTGCCGCCGGATGGCGGCGGGCGCCGGAGCTGGATAGCTCAACCAACCCAAACCCATCTCTAAGGAAAAATGAATCATGTCGAACACTTTGACCGGGTTGATCCCGACTATCTATACCGCTCTGGATGTTGTTTCCCGTGAGCAGGTAGGTTTTATTCCTGCCGTCGCCCGTAACACCAAAGCAGATGCCGCAGCAAAAGACCAGACGGTTACCGCACCAGTTGCCCCGGTAGCAGTAACTGAAGACATCGTGCCGGGCCCTTCGGCTCCTAACTCGGGTGATCAGAACATCGGTACCGTTGATGTCAAAATCACTAAATCCAAAATGGCTCCGGTCAAATGGAATGGTGAAGAGCAACTGGCCCTCGGTCCGGCTGGTACTTACAACACCATCCTTGCTGACCAGTTCAAGCAGGCATTCCGCGCACTGGCGAACGAAGTTGACGCAGATCTGGGGGCGCTGTACTTCAACGCATCGCGTCAGGTTGGCACGCCGGGTACTACGCCGTTCGGTATCAAGGAAGACCTCAGTGATGCCGCGCTGGCCCGTAAAGTGCTGGAGGACAACGGCTCACCGACTACCGATCTCCAGATGGTTCTCGGATCGGCTGCCATCGCAAACCTGCGCGGCAAACAGTCAGTGTTGTTTAAGGTGAACGAAGCCGGGACGGAACAACTGCTGCGTGAAGGCACGCTGGGTCGCCTGGAAGGCTTTAATATCCATAACTCCGCCGGCGTTAAAACTCACACGGCCTCGGCTGCCGCAGGCTACCTGGTGAATGGAGCAAAAGCTGAAGGCGATCGTATCATTGCCATTGATACTGGCACAGGGTCTTTCACCGCTGGCGATGTGGTGAGTTTTGCTGGCGACGACAACAAGTATGTAGTTGCAGCTGCGACCGCAAGTACTATCACCCTTGCTCAGCCTGGTCTGCGTCAGGATTTGGCAGATAACACCGCTATTACCCGTGGTGCAGGTTATGTGGCGAATATGGCGTTTGACCGTAATGCGCTGCTGTTGGCATCTCGCACCCCGGCAATGCCGCAAGGTGGGGATACTGCGGATGATGTGATGAACGTTACCGACCCGGTATCAGGCATTACCTTCCAGGTGGCACTGTACCGCCAGTATCGCCAAATCCGTTATGAAGTTGGTCTGGCGTGGGGTGTCGCTGCGCCAGTTCCTCGTCACAGCGTCATCATTGCTGGCTGAAAACCATCAACCATGAGGGGCTTCGGCCCCTTTTTTTAGTGGAGGGCTTATGGCCGGATTGACCAAAGAGCGGCGTGCTGAACGTGCTGCAGCAAAACTTGCGGCCACGCAGGTTGATGCCAATGATCCTGAACAGCAGGAACAGCAGGAACAGCAGGAACAGCAGGAACAGCAGGAACAGCAGGAACAGCAGGAACAGCAGGAACAGCAGGAACAGCAGGAACAGCAGGAACAGCAGCTGGTGGCGATGATTACCGATTTCCCGGCATTCCCCGGCGGCCCCAATACTGCCAATGTTCACCCTGATGAAGTGGAGAACTGGAAGGCACACGGCTGGAAAGAAATGGAGTGATGCATGATCACTTACATCACCGTTGAAGACGTCAATTCGATTCTCGGTGCCACCTGGACAGATGAAAGCAAAAAAGCCAAATCTGTGCTGATGGCTAATACCTGGATGAATGGACTTAACCTGAAACTGCCGTGCGATAAGGCAACTCACGAAACCATCATTCCTGACGATGTAAAACAGGCCGGCGCCTATGCGGCGCTGTCGGCGGCAAATGGCGGGCTGTATCAGCAGAAAACTGATTCGGGGGTGTTACTGAGTAAGAGCGTTGATGCTGACGACGTTTCTGTTTCCAAAACGTTCGCAGAACTCGCTACCAACAGCTCTGCATTGCTTGATTCTGACCTGCAGCTGGCTCTGGCTATGCTTAAGCCATACGGTGTAAATCAGTCGCAGGTGCGGCTGGTAAGGGGGTAACATGCGAAATCCGGATGTGCATTATGCCGGTGACGGGCTCGGTCCTCGCGATGTGTTTGTGAATGGAAACCCGATCAGACATGTTGTTTACGCAAACCAGGCAAAGGGTATTGTAGAGTTTTCTCCTCTCCCGCTGCGGGTTAAGCGCAATGGCGAAATTTATACCCGCAAACTCCACGGTACAGTGATCGTTAAACCTCAGCAGCGTATTGGTGGGTGCAATGGGCATTCGTGACGAGCTGCAAACCGAAGTCGCCGCGGCATTCGATACCGACCTGCAGGATGCCGTTAAGGATTTCACTGGGTCATACACCGTTCGGGATGCCTGGGACCCGGTGACGGAAACCGGCACTGAAACGAAGGTGACTTACTCGGGGCGTGGAGTGCTGGCGCGCTATAAACTGCGCCGTATCGATGGCGTTAACATTCTGCATGGTGATGTGAAGCTAACCGCCCTGGTTAACGAGGTGACTGATAAGCCGGCGGTCGGGCATATCATCACCGCACCGGATCCGGTTACGGGTGAGCTTCAGCGCTACGAGGTCATCACCGCTTCTGCCGACTCTGCTGGCGCTGCGTACTCCATTCAACTGCGGAGGGCGTGATATGGCTAAGGGCTGGAACATTGACCCGGCGGCATTCGCCGGGCTGGTGGCCGAAGATGTCAAACTACGCCAGCGGACAATCGCTATTCAACTGCTGAATGAAATTGTTCAACGGTCGCCGGTAGGAAACCCGGAGCTGTGGGCCATCAACGCGACCGCGGTTCAATACAACAAAGCTGTTGGGGAATGGAACGAATCTCTTTATGCCGATCCTGCTAACCTGACCAAAACCGGAAGGCTCAGGAAGAAAGTCCGTGTTAATGACAGCATGGATATCAGGCGGCCGGCTGAGTATCGCGCAGGAACCTTCAGGGCATCGCATTTTGTCAGCATCGGCGAACCTGATCATTCCGTCCCGACCGAACCGGATCCGCGTGGGACAATGACGTTTCTTAATGGCAAAAATATCATTGACCAGGCGCCAGCCTATTCGGTGATTTACATCCAGTCGAACCTGCCTTACTCCGTGCCTCTGGAGAATGGCCACTCAACGCAGGCGCCGACAGGCGTCTATGCCGTCTCGTTTAATGGTGTTATTCAGGCCTACAAATGACCCTTACAGAAATCAGAAACGCTGTCATTTCCCGAATGGCGGCACAGACCGCTATTGCCTCTGATGCGGTGGATTATCCCAATGGCCCGGTATTTGACCCCAGTAACCGCGATATCTGGGCCCGACTAACCAACATTGCTGGGCAGGCTGGCGCAACAGAGATCGGGGACGGGCCGGTTGTCCACAGGACGGGCTTACTCATCATTCAGCTGTTTGTTCCGGTCGGTTCCGGGACGTTGCTTATCTCCCGAACGGCCGATCAGCTAACGGAGCTATTCGAGTTTAAGGACGACGGAAAGCTGAGTTATTTCGCTGTTTCTGCTGTGCCGGCGGGTGAGACCGATGGCTGGTTACAGCTCAATCTTCAAATTCCTTATCGCGCTCTGTAGCGCACAAAAAACAGGAGGCTCCTGTGAGCTCAGGTGCAAAAGTAGTAGCCGCGTTTATTCGCGAGACAACGCCAGGAATCACGCCTACAGCAGGGGCGTGGAACCTGCTGCGTCGTTCTTCATTTGGTCTGAAACCAACGCAGAACACCAACGACAATGACGAAATCGCTGGTGACCGCATGGCGCAGGGTGTTTCACGCGGCACAGTGGATGTCGGCGGCGATATCGGCACACGGTTTCGCTGGAATCAGCATGACGATTTTCTTGCCAGCTGTTTCGGCGCCGAATGGCTAAATAACGTGCTGACGATGGGTAATGGTCGTATTACGTTCTCCGTGGCGACCTTTGCCAGTGATGTGGGGATCGCCCAGATTGCCCGCGGTTGCCAGGCTGGTACCTTCCAGATGGAAATCCCGGCCGATGGTGATATCACTGCAACCATTACGTTTGCAGGGCTGGACTGGGAGACGAAGGGGGACGATACCAGCTTTTTCACCACGCCAGTGGATTTAGCGGGGGCGCTGCGTTACTCCTTCAAAGAGGTCACGAACATCCGGCTAAATGGTGTTGATGGCGGGACAGGCTTCTGCGTCGACACCTTTAACATTCAGTTCAACAACAATATGCAGACTCAGCGCTGCATCGGTACCGGTTCGGCGTTCGCCGGCGCAAATATTCCGACAACCTTTACCCCGTCAGGTCAAATCACGCTGTCATGGTCAAAGGCTGCCTGGGAGGTTTACAAAAAAACGTTCACCGGCGAAACGGTGCCGTTTAGCTTCACGCTGGAGAATGCTGAAGGCGCCTATACCTTCGATTTCCCGGAAGTGCAGATTTCCGGCGACTGGCCGGATGCGGGGAGCACTGACATTGTTCAGGTTCAGCTGGATATCACCGCGGCCAATACTCCGCCGACGATTACGCGCGTGCCTAAAGTGCCGGCGACGGCAATCAGTGTTGCGCCAGCCACTTCAACTGGGGCCGTGGGATCCACGGTGACGTTAACCGCCACGCTTACGCCAGCTGATTCAACTGATACCGTTCAGTGGACGTCATCGGATCCGACTATCGCCAGCGTGGTTTCTACCGGGCAGAAAACAGCGAAAGTCACGCGTAACGCAGCCGGTACGGCAACCATCACCGGTAAGGCCCGCACCTTTACGGCAACGTCTGAAATCACCGTTACCGCGCCTTAATTTACCTGACCCGTTCCGCTGAGCATCGCGGTTCGGGCTTTTTTGGGAGTCTTTATGCTGATTATTTCTTCTCAAATTGATTTGAACGGAGAACGCTGGTTTTTCCCTTACAAAAAGCCGGCAGGCAGTAAAAAGAAATTCACGCCGGAAGACGAGGCGCTATTTAAACTCCGTCTGCTGGTGGCCAGTAGTGAGAATCCACAATACCGCTCACGCAATGCGCTGGTGCGGCGCCATATCGACAAAATGGACGCGAGCTACCAGGTAGGTACGGATGCTTTCGATCTCGCCAGTGTGGGAGAGATTGACTCGGTTGATGATCTTCTCATCGACAACTGCGCGCGCTTTCTTCTGAAAGACTGGGAAGGCGTGGGGGAGCTGGTGGATGGTACAGAGACGGCCGTAGCGTATACACCGGAGCGTGGTGTTGCGTTACTGAAACAAAACCCCTCTCTGTACTGGCTTATTCTGGCTGAGGCGGCGTCCATTGCTCAGGGTAAGGAGCAGCAGACTCAGGAAACCGTAAAAAAGCCATAGAGGCCCAAAAGTGGCTAAAGGAATTCGCCGGCGAACAGGGCGAGAAAGCAAAGTGGCGCAGGGAGAGGCTAAATCTCCCGCCCATTCCAGAGCCTGAAATCGATGCAGTCACTGGGGAGATCCTCAACGCTTACGCCATGATATCGCGCGGCAGAAAGTATGCCGGAATGGCCGGAGTGCCACTCCCTCTATCCCTGAACGATATTGAGCTTTACCTGGCATCGCGCACCATCCTGATCGACCGCATTGAGTTTGACGCAGCGATACTGGCCCTCGATGATGCCTGGAGAGCTGAGTGGGCTGAAGAGCAGAAAAGACAGGCAAAAGTGAAGTAGTCATATCATTGTCTACATCTATTCCTGTGCTAACCTGTGTGCAAATGTTAATGATGGGGATAGGGATGTGGAACTAATCATAATTTGTGCAATTATTGGGTGCATACCAGCGGCGATAGCGAGCAGTAAAGGGCGCTCGTTTTTTGCTTGGTGGTTATACGGAGCGCTTCTCTTCATCGTAGCTCTAATTCACTCACTGGTAATCAAGAAGGACATTCGCGCCATGGAACAGAGCCAGCTTGATAGTGGGCTGGTTAAATGTCCATATTGTGCAGAAATGATTAAGCCTGAAGCCATAAAGTGTAAGCACTGCGGTAGTGATGTTAAAGAAGCGATAGAAGTTGCTAGGCTCAAAAATTTTAAGCCGAGCGACATCCCATTTGATGCATTTTTCATCAGGAAAAAGGTAGGCTTTGATGTTAATGAAGAGGCGGTAACTAACTTGGTATCACGCTTGAAACAAGCTAATCCTGAATTAGGCCCCGAGAGCATCAAAGAAAAGTATATTATGCAAATTAATGAGTTGGTAAATCAGCTACCTAGTGGAATTCGTGATGAATTCATACGAACTTATAATGCAAAGCTTTGATAACTGAGCCCACTATTTTGTGGGTTTTTATTGCTGCCCCCATAACATGAACCTCGCTCCGGCGGGGTTTTTTATTGCCCGGAGATCGCCAAATGACAGAACAAACTTCCCGCTTGGCCATTGTTATAGATAGCTCTGGGGCAGAAAAACAGGCTGACAGCCTTGCAGTTGCGCTTGATAAGATGACTCAGTCTGGTGATAAAGCCGTAACCAGCATGTTCAAAGTGACAAAAGCGACTGACGAGGAAAAAGACGCGCTCAATAAATTGCGAGCAGTCATTGATCCGGTTGGTGCTGCTATTGATACCGTTGGCCGCCGCTTTACTGAGCTGAAAAAATACTTCGACAAGGGGCTAATTGACGAGGAAGAGTTTCGCTCTCTCTCCAAAATGCTGAATGATACGACCGATGAGTTAAGCGGCGTTGCACAAGCTCAACGAGAAGCAGAAAAGGCCAGCAAATTAGCTGCTGCTCAGCAGGAGGCGCAGGCTGATGCATTCCAAAGAATGCTCGATAAAATCGACCCTCTGGCAGCTGCGCTTCGCAATCTTGAACAACAGCAAAGTGAACTCAACACGGCCTTTAAATCGGGGGCAATTAATACTTCTCAATATGATGCCTACAGCAAAAAACTGCAGGATACTCGCCGAGAAGTAACCGGCGAAGCACAAGCCGAGCGCGAAGCTGCAAAAGCACATGATGAACAGGTAAATGCACTGCGTCGTCTTGAGGCCCAAATAGATCCCGTAGGTGAAGCATTCCGCCGCCTGAACGAGCAACAGCGCCAGCTTAATACAGCCAAAACATCCGGGATGCTGTCGCCCCTGGCTTACGATCGCCTCAACAGCAAACTTGCAGAATCCCGCGATGCCCTGGAGAAAACCCAGGCGCAATTGGGTAAAACAGGCCAGTCTGCAGCTCAGACTGCCAATGCTATGCGCATGATCCCTGCTCAAATGACAGATATTATTGTCGGCTTATCTACAGGTCAGTCGCCATTCATGGTGCTCATGCAGCAGGGCGGGCAGTTGAAAGATATGTTCGGCGGTATTGGTCCCGCGATTAAAGGTGTTGGCGGATATGTGCTGGGGTTGATTAACCCTGTCACTCTGGCTGCCGCGGCTGTTGGTGTTCTTGGTCTGGCCTATTACAAAGGCTCACAGGAGCAGGACGAGTTCTACAAGTCGCTAACCCTTGGCGGTAATCTGGTTGGTAAAACCTCCGGGCAACTGGCAGATATGGCTGCCCGTGTATCGGTCACAGCTAACACCACAACCGGTGCAGCAGCTTCAACGCTGAATCAGTTGGTGTCATCCGGTAAAGTAGCTGGCGATTCTCTGGAGCGCGTGACAACCGCCATTGTTAAGATCAGCGATGCGACGGGTATTGCTACAGAAAAGCTGGTGAGCGACTTCAACGATATTGCTGCTGATCCAGTAGCGGCTATAACCAAACTTAACGACCAGTACCACTTTCTGACACTGGCAACCTACAACCAGATTAAAGCGCTACAGGATGAAGGTAATCAGCAGGATGCTGCACGGGTGGCTACTGATGCTTACGCCAATGCCATGCAGCAGCGCGCGAATGATATTCATCAGAATCTTGGTCTTCTTGAAAGTGCATGGGACTCGCTGGGTAAAACGGCCAAAGGCGCCTGGGATGCGATGCTCAACATTGGGCGTGAACAAACACTAACGGATAAACTTGCCACCTTAAACGAAAATATTGCTGAAGCCCAAAAGGGGCAAAAAGATGGTGGGTTCTGGAACAGTTTTAGCGCGAGGTTTACCAACCTCCCTGAGATGATAAAACAGAGAGATTTGCTTGAATCAGTTGCCAATCTTCAGGGGGATGTAACCAAAGGACAGGCGAAGGCTAAGGAAGCCGAACAGCAAAGAATTAAAACGCAGCAGGAAGCAGATCGCGTTAACCAGCAATATCTGAGCAATGCGGATAAGCGCAATAAAGCTATTAAGCAGCAGAGCGAATTCCTGAAGGCAGGTGCAATTACTGCTGAGCAATACGCAAAAAACGTCTCACGTATTAACGAGCTGTACAAAGACCCGAAATCACCCAAGACGCCAAAGGGTAAAGCATATACCGAGGACGCAGCAACCCGGCTGCTTGATCAGATAAACCAGCAGACTGCTGCCATGCAGTCCCAGCTGGATGCCAGTGACAAGCTTAATAGCGCGACACAGGCTCGGATCAAGTTCGAGCAGCAGATTGCTGACCTCAAATCTAAAACGCAGCTCACCGCTGACCAGAAGTCGATCCTTTCCCGTTCAGATGAAATCCTCCAGGCATATAAGCAGCAGGAGGCACTGCAAAATTCCGTAAAAACCCTGGACGATTATCGGAAGATGCAGGAACAGGTAAAGACGAAGGATGAGCGGACCAACGATCTGCTTAAAACCCGTCTTGAACTGCTGGAGAAGGCCAAAGCAACCGGGCAACTAAAACCCGGTGAATATGAAAAAACGCGGGCAGATATTTATCAAAACACCGATATGCAACTGCCCTCGACGGTTCGTAATGTTGTAGGAAACCTGACACCCACAGGAGGGCGACTCTCAGGAACTTTTGAGGGGATGCAGGGGCAAATCAATGAATATGACCAGGCGCAGCAGGAGCTCCAGCGCTGGCTGGCAGCTCAGGAGGAAGCTTATGCGAAGGCCGGCGAAATAACTGCCGAGGGTGAGGCCAGAATGACGTCGATTCGTCAGCGTGCAGCGGATGCAAATCAGGTCATCGAGGCTCAGAAAAACACCATCATATCTGCGGCCACGCAGTCCTTGTTTGACAGTACCGCCGACATCATGCGAACGGGGTTTGGTGAGCAATCGGCAATCTACAAGGTCGCTTTTGCTGCGAGCAAGGCATTCGCTATCGCGGACTCAATGGTGAAAATCCAGCAGGCTATAGCAAGCGGTGCAGTTAGCGCGCCTTATCCGGCCAACATCATCGCTATGGCCTCAATCGCTGCGCAGACCGCCAGTATCGTCTCAAATATCCAGGCTGTTTCAGGCGTTGGCTTCGCCTCCGGCGGTTACACCGGCCCCGGTGGTAAGTATCAGCCCGCGGGTATTGTTCACAAAGGAGAGTACGTCTTTGACCAGGCGTCAACGAACCGGATCGGCGTGTCTCAGCTTGAGGCACTTCGAAATGGCCAACCGCTTGATGCAACTCTGGGGCGTACAGGGTTTGGTACTGGTGTCCAGAACGTTAACAGCGATAACAGCAGCAAGACCACCATCCATGCTCCCATTGAGCAGCATTTCCATACGCCGCCCGGTGTGACACCTGATCAGATGGCTCTCTCCATGGCTCAAACGCAGAAGCGGGCGACAACGGAAGCCCTGGATCAGGTTGCTGCGCAATTGTTGAGAGGGGACGGGAAAGTTGGTAAGGCAATGCGCAGTAAATATTCAGGCAGAGGGTTAGAGTGATGACTGATATCTACTACCCGCATGATAGTCTTCCGATGCCATTACAGGAAGGATACGGATTCCAGCCTGTAAGCCCGTTAAAACGAACACAGTTGACCACCGGCCGCGCGCGGCAAAGGCGAGCTTATACGTCCACGCCGACGCAGGCCAGCATCACCTGGTTTATGGAAACCGATGCGCAGGGACTGGCATTTGAGTCCTGGTTCCGTGATGCGTTATCTGACGGGGCTGCATGGTTCATGATGAAGCTGCAGACGCCGGCAGGCATTAAGTTTTACAAATGCCGCTTCACAGATATTTATCAGGGACCGGTGCTGGTGGCCCCGATTTACTGGAAGTACACGGCGACGCTTGAATTATGGGAACGCCCCCTTGCTCCTGCCCCATGGGGTAATTACCCGGACTGGATCGTCGGCAGCTCACTGCTGGATATTGCGCTGAATAAGGAGTGGCCGAAGCATGACGCAGATTAAACGCCTCTACGCCAGCAGCGGCCCGGAGGTGATCATTGAAACGCTGCAGATCACCATTGGCTCTGATGTTCACTACCTTTGCCAGGGTTACGACAACATCACGGCAACGACGGAGAACGGCGATACCGTGACGTTTTCAGCCTGTACGATAGACATTGCTCTGCCGGCGCGCAATGCGGACGGCACGCAGGACCTCAAATTTGCCTTGTGCAATATCGACGGCGTTGTGTCCACGGCGATCCGCAATGCGCTGGCTAACCGTCTGTCTGCATTGCTGACGTACCGGCGTTATATCTCCACGGATTTAGCGGCCCCTGCGGAAGTGCCGTATACGCTGAAAATCAAGTCGGGCTCCTGGACGGCGACAGAGGTGCAGATCACTGCGGGCTACATGAATATCCTCGATACCGCCTGGCCGCGATACCGCTACACGCTCCCTGTATTCCCCGGACTGCGTTATATCAGCTAAGGAATTCCAATGTTTAACCCTGATAAATACCGTTCAGTCACCTGGCTGAAGGGCGGGCGCGTATACCCGCAACTCGACTGTTTCGGCATTGTGAACGAGATACGCCGCGATCTGAATTTACCCGTCTGGCCCGATTTTGCAGGGGTCACCAAAGACGACGGCGGCCTCGACCGGGAAGCGCGCCGGATGATGCTTACCCTTGAGCGCTGCGAACCCTGCGAAGGGGCCGGGGTGGCCTGTTATTCCGGGTCGACTGTCACCCACGTAGGGATCGTGGTCAGTATCGATGGTCTGCTGCATGTGGCGGAATGCAACCCAGGCACGAACGTCACCTTTCTGCCGTTGCCGCGATTTAAGCGGCGCTTTGTTCGCGTGGAGTTCTGGCAATGACCATTCGTTTTTACCCGTCCCGGCTTCCCGGTGAACCACTCGAAACGCATGAGCATGGTGTAACCAGTATTCGCAAGTGGCTGGTGGAAAATGTTGAAGGCTACGAGGATCGGGATGTCCCACCGCTGACCGTTGAGGTTGAGGGGCTGTTAATTCCGCCAGGCGAGTGGGCTACTTGCGTGATCCACCCTGATAGTGACGTTCGGCTTTATCCGGTTCCCTTCGGGCTTGAGGCCGCTACGATTGCTTGGATAGGAGTGGGAATCGCCGTCGCATCTGCGGCTTATTCATTGTTCATGATGAGTAACATTGATGCCGGCGGCTATACGTCATCCACAGGTCGAAGCCTCGACCTGAACCCCGCTAAAGCAAACAGCGCGAAACTGGGTGATGCGATTCGTGAAGTTTTTGGGCGCGTGCGTATTTATCCGGATTATGTCGTGCAGCCGGTTACCCGGTTTGATGCCGCCGATCCTACGAAAATGCGCGTCCAGATGCTGCTGTGTCTCGGTATCGGTGATCTGATTTATACCAATGGTGATATCAGGGTTGGCAGTACGCCAGCTTCAACGCTACCGGGATTCAGCAGCACCCATTACCCGCCAGGCGCGGACGTTTCCGGTGATGAGCGCAGCGAAAACTGGGTCAACTCCACCGAAGTGGGCGGGACGTCATCCGGCACCGGGCTGGATATGGCCCAGACGTCGCCGGACGCAGACGACATTATCGCAGACAGCATGACCGTATCCGGTTCGAGCGTAACGTTTACCGGGCTGGACACGGATGATGATGACGATAATGACGAGAACGATAACGCGCTGCCGCCCAGCTGGGTCGCCGGCGCCGTGGTCGAACTGAAAGCCCCGGCGAACTACCAGATCACCACGGCGGCCGGATACAGCGTTATCGCAAGCCCGCTGCTGACGGAGATCGCCCCGGTGGTTGGGATGCCGGTGACGCTGGGGTTTAACTCTGTCGATTACGATCTGTTTATCGCGTCATATACCCCCGGCCAGGCTGCAGTGCCCGGCACCGGGGGGAGTGCGGCAAAAGTCCAGGCCAGTGCGGCCCCAACCACCTACGATTTTTCGACCAGCTCCAGCACGTTCACGATCACCTGGCAGGGGGTTAGCTACCCGGTGTCGCTGGTGGCTCACTACGTCTCGATGTCGGGACTGCTGGCGGCCATCACCGAGGGACTCACTGGCTCCGGCCTGGTTGCACAGGACAACGGCGGCACCGTACTGATAACCGAGTCGGCCAGTCCGTTCGCGGGTGGGGCGATCACGTCCTCTTCGCTGCCTGCAGCTGTTTTCGGTGATGCCCCGGTTTACACCTCCGGCACGGCATCAACCGGCGGCAGCCCGGCGGTAACGGCGAATGTGACACTCGCCTATAACTCTGCCACGGGAACAGCCTTTTCCGGCATGCCGGAGGGGGTGCAACGGCTTTCACTTGCTCACCGCGGGAATGAGTACCGCATTGTCTCGACCGACGGCACAACGGCGACGGTGGCGCGCCTGGTTAATGGTGCCGTTGATGAGTCATGGCCGGGATTCACCGCCCGGACGATGATCGACTATGAGGCCACTGGTCTTAACGACACGCTGAGCTGGCTGGGGCCGTTCCTGGTTTGCCCTGAAAATGAGACCGTCGATATGTTCGAGGTGAATTTCTCCTTCCCGAACGGCATCTGTGGCTTTGACAGCAAGGGGAAAAAGCGGCTTCGGCATGTTGAGTGGGAGATTCAGTATCGCGTCTACGGTTCCGGATCGGGGTGGGTGAGTCACCAGGGAGAGTATGCGCTTAAAAACGTCAACGGGCTGGGATTCACTGAGCGGATCACCCTCAGCTCACCAGGGCTGGTAGAGGTTCGCTGTCGCCGGCGCAATGAGCAGGGCTCAAACAACGCCAGGGATTCGATGTACTGGCAGGCACTGCGCGGGCGACTACTGACGCGCCCTTCATCCTATCCCGGCGTGTCGCTGATGGCGGTGACCGTCGAGACGGGCGGGAAGCTGGCGGCTCAGTCTGACCGGCGCGTAAACGTTGTGGCCACGCGGGCCTACGACTCAGGAACGGCCAGAACCATTTCGGGGGCGCTGCTGCATGTCGGGAACTCGCTGGGGCTGGAGATGGACGTCGACACCATCAACGCGCTGGAATCCGCGTACTGGACGCCACGGGGCGAAAATTTCGATTTCGCCACGGGCGACAGTATCTCAGCGCTGGAAATGCTGCAGAAGATAGCCAATGCCGGGAAGTCACGTTTTCTGCTGAGTGATGGCCTGGCGACGGTCAACCGTGAGGGGATTAAGCCCTGGACTGGCGTGATCACTCCGCATGAGATGGTGGAGGAGCTGCAGAGCGGATTTACCGTGCCGTCCGACGATGATTTTGATGGCGTCGACGTGACATACATCAACGGAACTACCTGGGCGGAGGAGACCGTTAAATGCCGGACGCCGGACAATCCCACGCCGGTGAAAATCGAGAATTACAAACTCGATGGGGTACTGAATCAGGATCACGCCTACCAGATCGGCATGCGTCGCCTGATGAAATACCTGCAGCAGCGGGTGACGTTCCAGACCACTACCGAGCTGGACGCGCTGTGCTACAACACGGGAGATCGCATTGTGCTCACGGATGATATTCCGGGTAACAACACGATTTCCTGTCTGGTGGAGGCGATGACAACGGCTGGTGGCGTGACAACGTTCACCGTTACGGAGCCGCTGGACTGGTCTTTCGAAAACCCCCGAGCGCTGATCCGCTATCAGGATGGCTCTGCATCCGGGCTGATGGTGGCGAGCAGGGTGGGCGATTTTCAGCTGTCAGTCCCGCACCTGAGCGAGTTTGATGACCCGATGAAGGTTGACCTGTCGTCGGCAACCATCGAGCCGATCCGCCTGGTGTTCTGCGGCTCAACGCGCCACGTCTACGACGCCATTGTAGAGGAGATCGCTCCGCAGTCAGACGGAACCTGTCAGGTCACCGCTAAAGAATACCTCGAATCGTTCTATGCCTACGACGACGCTACATACCCCGGCGACGTCGCGTAATACCAAAAATTCCCCTAATTAACTCTTTTCGCTCAAACCCTCGTTTGGGCGAACGCCTTTTTTGGAGCAAAAAACATGGCCTTTAACCCGGAGCTGGGGAGCTCGTCTCCTGAGGTGCTGCTCGATAACGCTAAGCGACTCGATGAGCTGACGAACGGGCCTGCAGCTACTGTTCCCGATCGTGCAGGTGAGCCGCTGGACTCCTGGCGAAAAATGCAGGAAGATAACGCCGCTCTCGTTGATGAAACCCGTCAGAATCTGATCCCTCTCAGCAGGCAGTACATGACCCTGGCGGCGGCGCAGGCAGATATTGCTAATATCCCCGATGGCTCCGCAACCTACGTGCGAAGTTCAGACGGGAGTTCGCTGGCGGATGAGTACATCAACAACGCCGGCACGCTGGAGGCTACCGGGCGCTCTATGCCATCTGGGGAGTTTGTCAAAGATATTGACGAACGTATTCAGCACATATCTGGCGGTAATATTGCAGAAATACGCGACGCTAACGGAAACGTTCCGCTGGTATTATCTGGAGACGGGATGCTGTTTCTTGCTCATCTGAATGAGTCAGTCCAGGAATCGCTGAGCAGGGTTTCATCAGCATTACGCCTGAACACGGGCCATGATATCGTTCGTATAGGTGATGGCCTGAATGATACATTTATTCAGGCGAGCGATGGGCGAATTTACGTCCCCATGCTTCAAAACTCATTGCAGGATGAGATAAATAAACTGAAGGGTGGTGATACAGGAAATCCATCCATATCATACATAGACTCTCATAACCTGGTGGGTACGGCGACATATATTGAGGTTCCAGATGGCTATAGTGTGGATATTGTGAAATGGCTGAGAGATGGTGAGGTAATATCAGGCCAGTCAGGGCAGGCGTATATTCTTACGGCAGCAGATATTGCCAGAAAAATTACCGCGAAAATTGGCGCGATTTTTGGAGGCGTGAGGGTTTCTGATAGTTCGTCGGGGAAAATTGGCGGGATATCTCTGGAAAGCGCAGGGCAGGCAGGGACGATATACGAAGGGTTTACGCTATCAGCGGGTGATGATTTCAACTCTCTGGACATTCTTGGTCCATCAAATCCTCGTGGCCGCTGGATTACGACGCGTACATATCTCAATCCCCCGCGCGGTTCAGATACTCTGCTTGGCACGATGTATGACACCGACCCTGAGTTTACAGGGTTCAGCGACTCAAACCGTGGCGTGCCTGTCGGGTTCGACAACATGCGCGCTGAAAATGGCGTGCTGCGGTTACAGGCCCGCGTGGCTACTGATGCGGAGAAATCGCACATGCAGGGTAGCCGCCATGAAATTGCAGCCATGGTTAGCTCTGTCGGCGCATTTTCGTTTTATGCAGGCCCAGCGGGAACAGGTGAGTGCATCATCGAATGGTATGCGATGTTTACACACAAAACTCGCAACCCGGCGGGATGGCACCCTTCGCTGTGGACGCAGAGCTCGCTTCCATCATATACCTACAATTCAGATGAGCTGGATATCGTTGAGGGAACCAGCCAGAAGGCCACGTCCAATTACAATATCTGGGGTAGCGACGGTAGCCGAACTGGAGGTGGGTCTCTCGGTCCAGATAAAGACATCATGGACGGTAAATACCATAAAATCACGGCGGTGCTCAGCCAGAGCGCGGTAAAAATTTACGTCGATGACGTGCTTAACAGCACTTCTAATATCGATGCTAATGCAGTGCGCGAGCCAGGATATTTGCTGATGAGCAGTCATGTATATAACGGGACTTTTCGCGGCGATAAATACCTGCCAGAGGCTTGGGAACAGCTTTGGAAGGGGGCAACCATTTCTGTCGACTGGTGCCGAATCTGGCGAAAAACCGGACTCAGCCACATCAAGCCGCTGGCTAATATACCCTCTGTGAATATTGCATTCGGCAATAGCGGGTCCATTCTGCTTCCTGAAAAATCTGCGCTTTGGGGTCGCGATGATGTTATTGAAAATATCCAGTGCATCATGACCGAAGAAAATGAGCCAGGCGGTAGTCATACGGTGCCTTACAACACGCTACCTGCATTCGTCACCTATGACCCGTCCACCAGGACGATAACTGTCAGCAACGGGTACGCTAAGTCCGGGCGCCTGAATTTCGTCATTTACGGCTACCTGCAGGATGGTTCAAGCTGCGAGCCTGCGAGAACGTGGGCAAATATCGGGCCGCATTTCACCGGCACTACGCTGACACTTTCCGCAGGGCAGAGTATTGATCTTTACCCACTATGGGATTGCGGAGTTCTGGTCACTGACGGCGTTAAGTGCGCAAAGATTATCGGCTGTTACTCATTACCTGACGGAGTTATTTTCGACTCTGTAAGCTCTCGCATAACTAATTTTGGAGCTGCTGCTGGTAGTTACGTTATCACTACAGTATGCCGCAATAGCGTTGGTCAAATTGCAAATCAGAAATTAAACCTAACAATTGATTAAGGGGCTGCTATGCTGGTGTTGAATTCTAATTCATCTTATACAGGTGACAACAAAGATTTGCCTGGGTACTGGCCCACGTTTGGCATTGATCCTCTAATTGCAATTTCATTACGCCGGGTGTCACCAGGATATAGCGGTCCGGCAATACGTGTTCGCCGATCATCTGACAGCGCAGAAACGGATATTGGGTTTGATGCTAATGGAAACCTTGACACTGCCACCATGTTAAGTTTCAGTGGCTCTGCCAGTCTCTATGTATCAGTATGGTATGACCAGTCAGGAAATGGCCTTCATGCCACTCGCAGCACACTGGACGGACAAGGGAGAATAGTTAATAACGGTGTAATTGAAATGATGGGCTCCAGGCCAGGAATCTATCTTGATGGTATTAATGATGGTTTTAGCTTGGATGCTGCCGGATTTGAATTAATTGGAAGCAAGACAGTGGCATCTGCTATTACATTCCGCATGAATCAGAATGTGGCAAGTACGCCTATCAGTATTTTTTCATTCTACGACTCAGGTAAGAGTAAAACGTATCGAAGATATAATCTGGCAATGAACTTTAGGCCGAGTGAAAATATGAGGCCGCAGATTCTATCAACTCAATCAGATACGGATAACGCCTCAAATATACTCACTATTAACGATTCCATAACTACGCAACATAATTCATCAATATGTTCATATATTGATGGCACGAATGGTGTGCAGGGCATCAGGTTAAATGATGGTGAATTTAATACTGGTAGCGCTTCAAAAAGTCCAATAGCCAATGTTTTCCACGCGGTATTGGGTGGTGGGTCATGGAGCAGCGGGGCATTGCAAGAACCGGCTCCGTTACGGGTCTCAGAGTTTATACTAGCCACTGACCTGAATAGTTTCTTCCTGTCCAACATTAACGCAAACCAGATGAAGTATTTTACTGATTGATTTATCAGCGATGCGGCTTTCATAAATATTAATGTCTGATGCCACTGTTGACCTCAAGCCCAAACAAATCCACTGTATATAAAAACAGTGTTCATGAGGTGGAGATCATGGCCCGCTTATCCGACATCAAAGCCGCGTTCTGCGCGGCTGTTCAGCTCAATCCGAAGGGCTATCAATGCCTCAAAACCAGCGACTTTATCAGCGAGCTTGCTGCCAGAAACTGGCACTTCACGCGCGCCGATGCAAACGAGTGGATCGGGCGCAACCAAGGTGATTTCGTTGATAAAACGCCCACGCATAGCGATGATCGGTATTGGATGTTGCGAGCTATGGGGAGGATACGCTAATGGGCTTTCCATCACCCGCGACGGACTACACGGAACAGCGATTAACGGTTAACTCGATCTGCAATGTTGGGCCTAATACGTTGCTCTTCGAGCGGTCTGGCGGTTACGTTGTGGTGGATATCTCCCTGAAGCCAAAGCAAGGTAGTCAGATTCTGATCCAGCACGGTAGCGGGACGGGGCTTGCCACGCTGAGAGGGAGGGCGCTGATTACTGAAGACGGCGAAGCAATCGAGGGCGAAGCCCTGGACGATGTTACTGTCATCGGGGTCGTGACGTTTACTATCTGCGATGTGCGCCAGGACAATGCGGTTGTTTAGTTGCAGTCAATTGATGGAAGATTTCGCGTGGCAGGCGTCTTGGGGCATGGGTGGGGCATGAGAAATCATTAAATTTCGCCAAATATTGCAAACAACACATGTTGATTGCTATCTCCAGCCAATGAAAATGGCGCTCCTGGACGATATTTGTCGATTTTTAAATTTATCGCGTCACGCAGTTAAAGTGGCGGGCGTACTCTTCAAGGCTGGTGATGCCAAGGCGCACCCATTTCGGGTGCACCAACTGGGGAAGCCCAATATAAATCAGAACGCGGCGAGGATCTCCTCGGTGCTGCGCACGTGCCAGGGAGAGTAGGCGGACGCCGCCGGGTAATGACTGAAGAAGTGGTGGAGCGGTGCCGCCGAATGCTGGAGAACGGCGCTACCCGGCAACAGATCGCAGATGTGATAGGCGTGGACGTGAAAACAATCTACAAGTACCTCCCGGCGACTTGAAGACAAAGATTTCACTACTTTTCCTGATATGTTACGTTTGGCTTAATCAATTCATTCAGCTTTGAAAACAGTTTGGGTTGTTCGTGAACGGTAAGAAAACAATAAGTTTTGAGCAATTTTTAACTATTAACAGCAATCTTGTTTCCATCTCAGATACATGGGCTGACTTGTGGGCGTTAATTTTTCACACGGGTTTAAGCGCTGGAAGGCTGCTGAGTATTCGATATGATGATATTGATGGTGACTTGATACTGATACGAAAACAGGGTCACCTGAAGGAGCTACGTGTTAAATCAACCCCCCAGTAGAGGCGATGATTGCTCGTAGAAGAGAACGCTATCCAGAAGATGTTTATTTATTTCAGAGTCATTCTAACCGTGTGAAGTACCATCGCCGGCCGGTCACTATAATTGCTTTCAACGCCGCTTTACGTCGCGCCGCTAGATCATTACCAGACGTTAACGTAAGCAGTAGTAGCGCGAGAAACATACCGGACTAAGCGCCTGTCCAGTAGCGTGTGGCCGATGTGACAGGCGTGGGAGTGAAGACGATTTACAAATATTTGCCAGTACAATACGGCAATAAAAAATCCCCTTGAGCAGGCACACTCAAGGGGAAAATACTACATAACATCATTGCTGTGTGCGTCTTTGCGCTCGTCTATCTTCCAAGAAGATGCCTAAAGCTTCCAGATATTTCTGGTCTGAGCAGTTAAAACATTGGATCGGCGGCCTATGTGATAGGAGGGGGTGAAGACGATTTATAAATATTTTCCAGCCGGTTAAGTTTGCTCACCTGCGAACCGTATGCAAGAGATCGCAGGTGAACAATTTGCTATGAAGGCATTGCCATAGCTGAAAAATTTTAACCTCGCATTGTTCGCAAAACCATCAAACAGCTAAGGCCTGAAAACACTTTCAGACTAACCTTACTCGTTACATCAATGTGTTACGTCAATGGCGTAAATTGATAGCCAGAGCCTATATTGATATGTCGCCCTGTTAAAACTACTGTATATAAAAACAGTGTTAATCTGAGCGAGTCAATTATGCAGTTTTACACGCCCGTTGAGTTACGTGAGATCATGCTGATCCCGTTGTACAGTGACCTTGTGCAATGTGGTTTTCCAAGCCCTGCACAGGATTACGTTGAGCAACGTATCGATCTGAACGAGTTGCTCGTTAACCACCCCAGTGCGACGTATTTTGTCAAAGCCGCCGGCGACAGCATGAAGGATGCCGGCATAGGAGAAGGTGATCTTCTTGTTGTGGATAGCTCAAGGACAGCAGTTCATGGCGATATCGTTATCGCTGCAGTGGATGGGGAATTCACCGTTAAGAAGCTGCAGCTGCATCCGCGGGTTCAGCTTAACCCAATGAACCCTGCATATTCGCCGATAGTCGTCGGTAGTGAGGACACTCTCGACGTGTTCGGGGTGGTTACGTACATCATCAAATCAGCTGGCTGAGATGTTTGCACTTTGCGATGTGAACTCATTTTACGCATCCTGCGAAACTGTTTTCCGTCCTGACCTGAAGGGGCGTCCGGTGGTCGTTCTGTCAAACAACGACGGCTGTGTGATCGCCCGCTCGCAAGAGGCGAAGCCCTTCGTCAAAATGGGCGAGCCTTATTTCAAGCAAAAGGACATGTTTCGCCGGCACGGTATTATCGCGTTTAGCAGCAACTATGAGCTTTATGCCGATATGTCCAACCGAGTGATGACAACGCTGGAGGAACTCTCTCCACGCTGCGAAATTTACAGTATTGATGAGGCATTTTGCGACCTGACAGGAGTTCGGAATTGTCGCGACCTTACCGACTTTGGCAGGGAAATTCGCGAGACGGTTCTGCGCAGGACGCACCTCACGGTCGGTGTCGGCATAGCCCAGACTAAAACCCTGGCAAAGCTGGCCAATCACGCGGCGAAACAGTGGCAGCGGCAGACCGGAGGAGTGGTGGATCTTTCTAATCTGGAAAGGCAGAGGAAGTTGATGGCTTTGCTTCCGGTGGATGAGGTCTGGGGCGTCGGGCGCCGCATCAGTAAAAAACTTGAAGCCATGGGGATTAAAACTGTGCTGCAGTTGGCGGATACCGATATCCGTTTTATCCGGAAGCATTTCAACGTCGTGTTGGAAAGAACTGTGCGGGAGCTGCGCGGCGAACCATGCCTAGGGCTTGAGGAGTTCGCGCCGGTAAAGCAGGAAATCGTGTGCAGCCGTTCGTTCGGCGGCCGTATCACTGAATACCATGAGATGAGGCAGGCGATATGCAGCTACGCCTCACGTGCAGCGGAGAAACTCCGTTGTGAGCACCAGTATTGCAGATTTATCTCCGCATTTGTCAAAACCAGCCCCTTTGCGCTGAACGAGCCGTACTATGGGAACAGTGCATCGGTAAAGCTGCTAACGCCAACCCAGGACAGCCGGGACATTATCACCGCGGCGACGAAATGCCTCGATGCAATATGGCGAGACGGACATCGCTATCAGAAAGCAGGCGTGATGCTGGGGGATTTCTACAGTCAGGGTGTGGCCCAGCTCAACCTCTTCGACGACAACGCACCACGGAAGAATAGCGAGAAACTGATGGAAGTTCTCGACCATCTCAATGCGAAAGGCGGAAGAGGAACTCTGTATTTTGCAGGGCAGGGGATCCAGACTGCCTGGCAGATGAAGCGAGAAATGCTATCACCTCGATACACCACGAGATATAGTGACTTGATTAAAATCAGATAA